ATGGGAACAATTGCAGAACGAACTACAGCAGATGGTAAAACTCGATACAGAGCTCAAATACGAATAACTCGTAAAGGCTTACCACCATTTATTAAAACAAGAACTTTTGCAAAAGAGTCATTAGCCAAAGAATGGATTAAGCGACTTGAAGCAGAGATTCTGGTTAATCCTGCTATTCTAAATCCAGAAGCTAAGGTTGTGTCAAAAACTTTAGAACAATTCATCACTCAATATTTAGATGAAATTAGTGACGAATTTGCTGATACCAAGACTGCAGCACTAAAAAATATCTGTAATTATGATATTGCCCATAAAGATGCATATACCCTTTCACGTCAAGATTTCTCATCATTTGCCATTGAGCGACGAAAAGGCAATCCAATTGAAATGATAGATGGAGTTGCCCCAGCAACTGCATTAAAAGATTTATCCCATATTTCATCGGTCCTAAACCATGCTGAACTTGTATGGGGTGAAGATGTTGCACATGCAAAAAATGAATTGTCACATTCGCTGATCGGTCTAAAAAAAGCTCGTATTGTTACTAAATCAAAGGAACGTGATCGTTTAATCACATCAGAAGAACTTCATATTCTGACCAATCACTTTTATAAAGGCTGGAAACGAGTTCGCAATGCCATTCCCATGCACCTGGTCATGTGGCTTGCGATCTATACAGGTCGTCGTGAAGGTGAACTATGTGAAATGCGTTTAGATGATTTTGATAAAAAAAATAGTCAGTGGAAGATCAGAGACGTTAAAAATCCAGATGGTTCTAAAGGAAATCATAAGTTTGCCCATTTAGAGCCTAATGCCCTCCTCATTATTGAAGAATTACTCGAACCTTCTACTCGAAAAAGAATGCTGGAGCTGGGTTATAGTGATGAGCTTTTATTGCCTGTCAATGTACAGACGGTCAGTGATTATTTTCGTAGAGCATGTCGTTTAAATGGAATTGAAGATTTAAGGTTCCATGATTTACGCCATGAAGCTGCAACACGCTATGCAGAGGATGGCTTTACGATACCGCAACTTCAAACAATTACATTACATTCATCATGGAATAGTCTTAAACGGTATGTAAACCTAAGAAAACGTGGTGAACGTTTAGAATATCAGACAGCTATTCAATTTGCCCGACAACAATATGACGATAATTATTCTAAATTTGCTTTAAAACAAAGGTATGTATCAGCTGCTGATATTGCGGATGCAGAGGAAGCTTATTCTCAAGTTCAAACACCTGACGTTATAAATACTGAATTTTCTTTTATTAAAGAACAGTTGGAAAGATTTATGAAATCATTTCGCCCGACTAAAAGTGTTAAAGATATGTATAAAGAAAAATCAAAGATACAGAACATATTTGCATGGAATGATGTGCAACAATCTTTTGTGGTCCCATACATACAAAATGCTTGGGAAAATTGGTTTAATGATAATGGGGCTATTGATTGGAAACAGCTTCCAGATGATACAACTCACTTTAGCATCAAAGGGTTAGACGTATTAAAAATTGAAAATGAACGTGTGTATAAATGGGAAAAAGAAATAGAAAAATGGTTCGATATTACTAAATATTTTGATGCCGATATTTCAAACCTTATCAAGAAATAAACCCTCAATTGAGGGTTTTATTTAGTTCTGGCCAACTATCGTATAACCTCATTGCGTCCAGTGAATGTCCATCAGCTTTTTCTGCCAAGCTTCGATATTCTGCTGTGCAACTTTCGAGTAATTCTGAGTTGGCAATGGTGTAGTTAATGATGGTTTGCTTGGGAGCACTGGACAAACGTTTGTTGGCTTCACTGAGTTGCTTTGACAACCCACTAGCAGCCAAGTCAGCACTACGAGCGGCAGCATTCGCATCTTGTATTTTTTTAATCGCATTTTGTTCTACCTCTATAATTTTAGCTGACCATGTTTGCATAATGGCGGCTTTTTCCTCTTGAGCCTGATCAATTGCATCTTGATAAGGCTTAATAGCATCAGCTACTGCTTTAGTTTTAACTTTTTCAGCATTTGCCAATTTTCCAGCAAGAGAATTGGCATAAAAAACATATCCAAAGATAAATATCATCAAGCCTAAAATAATGTATTTGTAAAATTTACCTAACACAGCATCAATCATTTAAGCCACCTTTAGGAATAATAATTTTTCTTTTGCTCGACGATTGACTAAGCCTTGAATACGCTTTCCATTATCAAACACCCAACGATCAAATTGACTTGCAGCTGAGGTCAAACTGTTTTGATTAATAAGAGTAAGCATTGTGCTTTTTACAAATGCTGTTTCGCCTATGTTGTAGACAAAAGAAGCCAATGCATCAAATTGGTTTTGATTAAGATTGACTTTGACATTTTTATCAAGACAAGCATCAACCCATACACAATCGTTTTTAAGCCATTGTTCAGCTTCATTTCTCGTGCAAGTATCACCTTTTTTAACTGATGTACCATTTGGATATTTAATGGTACCAAAGCCAATAGTCCAAACACCTCCTGTATCTAAATAAGCTGTTGAACGAAAACCCTCAGCATCTCTAATAATTGCATAACCATTCTCAGAAATATCTCGCTGTCCATTTACTAAAGGTGTAGGTATTTCAAAGCCAATAAGTTTTGCAAAAACATTTAAGCCATTTTTCTCAATAATCTGATCACCAGCTACAACCTGAGATTGACTTAATTTGCCACCAGACATAGCACGAAGCCATGAATATACCTGAGCAACTTGTTGTGATTGATCTGCACTCATTGTTTATCACCTTTACCATTACTAAGTATTGAAATAAAGGCAGCTTTGACCTCACTAATAACTTCAGATAAGGGCTTACCCTGCATCAGTGCAATGGACTGATAAAGAATGCCAATCCCTAATAATCCAAAAACTGCAAACATAAGCATCACAAAGCCTTGAGCCATGTGAGAATATTTTGATAATTCGTAATATTCAATAAATGCTGAACCGCCATAAAGGCTGACTGAAACGCTGAATAAAAACTTGCCTATAACACCCAAAGAAACTTGAATCTTTCCGCTTTTATCAATGTCCCCACTCAACACCAGCGCAAGAATAGCCCCCACTACGGCAGGCACAACTTTGATGATCCATGGAATTGTGTTTTCTTGCATAACTTGCCCCGAAATAAAACTCTACTTTATTTCGTAGAGTTTTATTTAAAGGCGGTTATTTAGCGAACCTTACAGGGGGTTGATACTGCTCTAAAATTAATCTATCGTGATTTCATATAATTATTAATTTTTGGTGGGGATATGTTTTGCAATCAGTGTGGGCAAGTAAATAGTAATGATGCGAAATTTTGTAGTAATTGTGGGAAAAAATTAGAAAGTACAAATATTCAATCTCCCCCATCATCACAAATTCAAAAAGAAACACCACTTTTAAGAAGAAAACAGTTTGAGCTTTGGAATCCGAATGCTACTGCAAACTGGAGTTTATTGTTTACGCCAATATTTGGCTCATACTTACAGATGAAAAATTGGCAGGCTCTTGGTGAAATAAAAGAAGCAAATACAGCAAAGAACTGGTTAATTTTTACTCTTGTATTTATTTTATTCATTAATTTTCTTCCATATATAGCAAATGCTGATCCTGAGCAGTCTTCAACCTTATCAAGAGGTCTAGGGTTCTGGTACATCATTATTTGGTATTTCGCTTATGCAAGAAAACAACCAAAATATGTGAAACAAAAATTAAATGATAATTATCAGAAAAAATCTTGGTTAATTCCTTTAGTTAGCGCAACTATTATTTTATTTATTGTTACTTTTTTAATTATGCTGATACCAGAAAATACAAATAATTCTTATCAAGAGTCTACTACTCAAACCACTCAACTCAATTACTTTGATCAATTTGATGAAAAGACTACAGAAAATAAATCAAATACATCAGTAGATAGTTCACAGCAAAAACCTTGGGAAATGGATTGGAGTACTGCTAAGTCAGCAAATCAATCTCAAGAGCAAACTGGTTCGGATAATGGAATACCCACACCATATCAACAAGAAGTACCGAATAGTAATTTAGCAACTGCATCAACCTATTCCTATACAAAAAATCCTTCATATGATGACAGCAATAGCAACAAGTATGTTTATCGCACACGCCCTGTCGAGGATACTGGTTCTCGAATTTCAAACGATTATTATCAAAATAGTGATACCTACTCTAGCCCAAGAACACACTATGATGATTACTCAACTTCCAGCAACTCCTACTCTGCAACAATGCCACAACGCCAACCATCCACAATAACCAACTGTGATGGCGCAGGATGTTGGGGTTCAGATGGCACACGCTATAATCGTGGTGCAGGTGACACTTATTTCCCTTCTACTGGTGGCTCATGCCAAAATGTCGGCGGACAAATGCAGTGTAATTAAACAATTAAAGCCGACATCAAGTCGGCTTTTTTTAATTCAATTGATTAATTAATTCTAACATTCTGCTTTTCGATGGATCGTCATCAGGTAGCTTTTCAGCTAGTTTGAGCACAAGAAGATTAGAGATTTCTAATTGTTTTTTAATCATATCATTTTTTTCTTCAACAGCCTGCATATATTCAGAAACTAATGCTGAAGGAATATTGTTCTCAAAGCTCTTTTCAAGACGTGCAACAATTTCTTGATTCATAGAACGATTATTTGCTTTTGCTGTATTTACAATTTTCTCTCTAAATTCAGGTGATACTCGAACTTTGAGCGTCACAACACTGTTTTGATCTTCACTCATGAAAAATTAACCCAAATAAAACGAATATTACCCCCAAAATGGGTCTTGACCAATAACCCCAAAATGGGTACTATAAATCAACACCCCATAATGGGGACTAGGAGAAGATAGTGGAGAATGAATTTGTTTATGTGAAAGTTCGCTTAGAAGAAGAACTTCACAAAGAACTTAAGGTTATTGCTAATTCAGAAAAACGCTCAATGGTATTTCTATTGAATGAGGCAGTTAAATTATTAATTGAAAATAGAAAGAGTGCGAAAGCATGAAATCAACAGGTACAAAAAAACCTTGCCCGACTACCAATCAAACGCAAGGTTCAGTTGCCATCACTAAGGATGAATACCTATGAACAATATAACCCAATTCACCCAAGACAAGCAAGTTCAGGTCAGTGAACAGCAATTACGAAGCTTGCTTGAATTTGTACGTATCGCAAATAATCGTTTTGATGAAATTTCAGCGTTAACAACTGTAATTGCCGAAAAGTCAGAACTATCTCCAACAATCAAAACTTTGGCACATTTAGCTTCATCAATAGCAAATAACTTTAAAGATATTTGTGTTGAAGAATTTGATAATTTCAAAGAACGCTCACCTGACTTGGTAAAGTTTTTTGCAGAGGAGTTGGCAGCATGAATGCAATTGTTCCTGTACAAATTCAAATGATGACAAGTTTGGAAATTGCTGAACTTGTTGAAAAACGCCATGACAATGTTAAGCGTACTATTGAAACGCTTGTAAACACTAGCGTTATTGTTCAACCTCAAATTGAGGATGAACAATCTACTGATAAAATGGGTCGTACTCGTACTACTCAAGTTTATGTATTCACAGGTGAACAAGGTAAGCGTGATTCTATTATTGTAGTTGCTCAATTATGCCCAGAATTTACAGCTCGCTTGGTAGATCGTTGGCAAGAACTTGAAGCTCAAGTTGCTCAACCAGTATTTGATATTTCAAATCCTTATCACCTACTGCAAGCAATTGAAACTCAGGCAAAACAAAATATCGAACTCACCCAAAAAGTTGAAAAACTTGAACCTAAAGCTCAAGCACTCGATACCATTGCTGAAACAGTACATACCTACTGTATCCGTGAATGTGCCAAAACAATTGGAATAAAAGAAAAGGATCTCATTAATCTTTTACTTCAAAAAAAATGGTGTTATCGAGATGCTGAAAAGAAATTACAACCACATGCACAGTATGTGTTGAATGGTGTTTTTACCAATAAAGCATCACCAGTAATCAAAAATCAAAATGATGGTCAAGAGCGTGTATTTTTACACATGCGAGTGACAGCATTTGGCTTGACTAGGATTACAGGTTTAGTAAATAAGGAAAAACTCAAATAAAATCCAATAAAGAAGCCACCATAAGGTGGCTTCTTTCACAAACTTGTCGACAAAAACATTATAGTTTTTTAACCATAATTGCATCTATTGATCTATGCCCTGTTTGACTTTCCCGATGAGGCTTTATCTCAATACCTAGTTCAAATTTATTATCTTCTAAAAAGTCATTCAACTCTTCAAACTCTTGGGATGTATGATCTTTGAAAAATTTTACACCTTTTGGATGCATAGCCTGAAGTTCTTCAAAAATTAAATCATAATTAATCATAATTATTTCATCTGTTTATAAAGTGAGTTTAATTTTTCACTAGTTTAAATTTTTATTCAATATAGAAAATGAACAAAGCGACCTAGTCAGTCGCTTTGTAGTTTTTACTAATCCGTTTCAGCAAATCGTCCATAATCACCAATATCACGATACTTCTTAGAAAGATAAACGCCATTTTCAGCATCACGAATACGTTTGGCATTTTGATGATAACTTTGCATTAAATTTATACGGTTAATCCGTAACTTAGGATTAACCTCATTAAATTCCTGAATATCTTTCCATGCAGAGTCCATGCCCTCTTGATCATCATTGCGTTTAGCTCGGACCCAATTTGCTGTTAATTTGGATTTACGTTTTTGCAGAGCTTGTTGTTGTTGATAGATCGCTGATTTACCTTCATATGCTGTACGCACCTGACTTGGTGAGAAACCAATTGTCTGGCTGAATATTCCTGCACCTGATACTGGATGACCATCCAAAATATCCACACCTGTTTTGTCCTGTACACCTTCAGTCGCATAGCGATATGCCTTAAAAGGATTTTTAGCAAAAGTAGGTAACATTTCTTCTAGTGCGCGTGCATAATTCCCTTGACCAAGCTCTTGTATACCTTTTGCAATATTCGCCCCCATTCCGACTGTTGCACCCATATTGCCTAATATTAACTGTTCATAAAGCTTTTGCCCCTCTAAACCATCGGGTGCTCTAGCTAAAAACATACTATCTAAACCAACTCGACCAGACAGATCTGCTGATGTACCACGTGATAATCCTTTCATCACCAAATTTGAGAAATTCGGACTCGTCATATCAGCTAAACCATTGCGTAAAGCAACCTCTGCATCCCATGGATCATCATCTCCACCACCAAACATGGATGCTACAGCCAATAACGTAGTTACCATTGGCAAACCAAGAACACCTGCTGCCAAAGCGTGAGTTACAAGTATTGCACTGATCGCCCTTGCAGCTTCTATTCTTTCCTCTTTAGTGTGGTTTTTACCAATTAGAGCGATGTAAGACTGACGTGCAATGGTATAGATCATATTCTGTCCAAATTGCTTGAACAAAAAAATGACTTTGGCTACGTTACCCTGCATAAATCTGGCACGGTTAGAAGCTGAATAATCAAAATGCCCATCGTAAGTCATCTTTACTGCTTGTTTATATGCATCATGATCTGCCATACCGCTTTCTTTAGATAATCGATACGCAGCGATAAAAGTCACTTCACGGTTAAAACGTTCAGCATGATGAAACATAAGAGATGCCGCGCGCATGATAGGTCTCATCTTCCACATCACGCCACTATCTTCACCCTGAGCAATCCCTGCTAAATCATGTGCCTGTGTTACATCAATCACACCAGCAGAAACAGCTTTTTCATAAGCCTGCTTTTCATGTTCTTTTAATACTTTTGCTATATCTGGATCAATTGAATCACTAAGACTATTTCTGAAACTCTCCAAGTCCGTAAAATCAGGCATCTCAAACCCAACACCTTTGGCATAATCGCTAGACGCTCCTAAAAGTGCTATACCTGCTTTATCAAATCCAAATTTTGCTCCAAGAATAGGATATGCAACAAGTGGGGTTTGCAGAATATTCACCATTGCAGCTGCTGGTGACAACCCAAGAAAATAGATAAATCCCATACTGGTTAAAAGTGAAGATACAGCATTCCCTTTTGCATTCATTAGATTTTTATGGCGCTTATTCATTTCATCAATGACTGCGGATGCTAAAGGCTGCCTATAACTAGGATCCTTTTTGATTTGAGCCTTAGCATATTCTTCCATTTCATCTAGCTGTGCTGTAAGTTGATCACCATAGCGCAACTTAGCCAAATAACTTGCCCCACTTGACATATTTTGCGCAAAAGCACGTCTAGCATTATTACTAAATCCCGCAGTTCCTTTACGGTGAATACCATGTTTTGCCCAACTTAAATCAGGCATGGAAGATAAATATAGCTGCCCCAATGTATCTTCAAATTCAGCTTGTTTTTTTGCATCTAAGCCAAGATTACCCACCTCATCAAACAGGTCTGACATGAAGCCACGCCCAACCTTATCACGTAAGGCGTTATACTCTTGATCACGGATAACAGAATCCACTTTTAATTGAGGATATTTTTCTATCAATTGCTCACGTAAAGCCTTCGCCTCATTTTCAGTTTCAGCACGACTAATGCTCTCCACATCACCATTCTGATTACGTGCCACAACGACATATTGACCAAAACGAGCCAATGGAAAATAAACACCTTTAATTTGACCAAAAGAACCTTCGATTTTTTTCAATAAATCAGCTTTTCTCTCACTACTCAAAGCAGACCTTAAAATACGCTCCCTGACCGCCTCACGTACTTTGGCATAATGCCCACTATAAGCATCACGTGCTTTTTTATACATTGTTCGAGCTTCAGGAGATAAAGCGTTGTAAGCTTTATATAATTGCTGATACTTAACTTTATCATCACCTGACTGGTATGGCTTGGCTGGGTCGATCTGAGCCAAAGTAGCTTCATGCATTAAGTCAGCCAATGCTTCTTCTTCTGTTTTAGAGTTAGGGTCATTCTTATCGATTCTTTTATTTAACTTAGCCCACTCACGCACAATATTATCTGCATGAGCAGCTATATCATTTTTATCAGCATCCATCTGATGCACCAAGTCATTATATACAGATAACTGAGGTAGAATTTTTTTATAAATATCTGTGATCTGCATACGACTCAGAAACATCAAACCATATTTCATTGCATCAGCCATACTTGGTAGTTTAAAGTTGGCACTGTACAAATTTTTAATATTTTCACTTAGGCGATCAGCAACATCATTTGAAGATCGGCTAAATCTAATATCTGAACTTTCACTATTAAATGTGCCTTTATTCCCCTCAGCCATTTTTACTTGATTAGGCTCTAAGGCAACAATATATTCGTGATTTTCAAACTGATGAACAATTCCCTGATATTTCCCAGAAGTTGTCGCTTCTACAAATTCATCACGTGAAACATTACCTGTAGTTTTGAACACATTCCGAATGTTTACAAATAATGGAAGTACAAAGCCATTTTCCCCACGGATATTGGCGTATACATCTGCTGTATCAAAACTATCAGTTAAGTAAATGCCATCCCCTAATAAGCCATGACCCTGCTTAAATTCATTAAACTCGGTGGCAGTACCATGATAAACAACCTTAGGCTCCCCATTTTCATCTAATACCTGTGAAGCATTTGCTGCATCATTTTCCCAATCACCAAACCATTTCTTAAATTCTGGTGTGCGGACTTGTAACCATTGTTGTTCTGAAAGATGTGTCTTTGCACCGTTTGGTGCTGTCATCCATTGATTTGTACCATGATATTTTTGACGAATTAAATCCAATGATGATTGATGTTTAATTTGCCCAATCATACGCTCTGATAATGCAAGCATATCATCAGGATTCAAATTAAGATTGATACCAAAATTATCAAATACCCATGCTTTTACATACGAAACAATATTGTTAATCAACTTTTGCAGTGCATTCCGTTGAATCACATTACGTTGTTGCATAGTAGATGAAAGGGTTAATAAATATGGTAAATATTCAAGCTGCTGACGTTCAGAGCCTTGTTCACGTTCTGCAAGCATCTTTGCAGCTAAAGCAACAGGATTACCCTGCTCAACTAATTTATTAAATTGATTCATCAATTCATTATATTGTTTCTGGTTCATCATATTTTGAAAACCAGCATGACCACCCAACTCATGTAAGAATGTTGGCACTGTGCTTTCAGCAGTCAGATTCGATGCAACGAGTACCGCTTTACCGTTGTAATAGAAGCCCTCAACACCTTCAACCTGATAATCCTGAATAATCTCAAGCTTACCTTGTCGTTCAAGCTCATCAATGGTCTCTTTACCAAAACGATCAATCAACACGTCTCGTACTTGTTGAGTTGTAGAACCTGAATTACTTTTAGTGAGACGGCTATAAAGTGGAGTATCAGAATTGTTCTTAGATGAAAATTCTTGATTTTTATATTTACCAAAATAGCTTCGATCAACTACAGCCTTACGAGCTTCTGACAAAAACATCATCAAATCGGCATCATTGTAACGTGAAAGGAATTTATCAAAGCCACGATCACGGAACCACTGACGAATATATCCAATAACTTCTTTTATCTTTTGACGTACAAAAGGACGTGACTTAGCATTTTGTGCAACAAAAGCAAATAGTTCACTTACGGTTGCTTGCTGAGCATCCAGTGGATCGTAGTAACCTTCCTCAACACCTTTTTTAAATGGCTTAATATAGGCATTATCAAATTGATTCATATCAACGCCATTATCTTTGGCTATTTTACGAATACCCTCTATTCCACCAAGTGCATTAAAAAGCTGCTGAAATTTTGTCTTATACTCTTGACCAAATAATTGCTGAACTCCAAAGTGTCCAACTACTTCATGTATTAAAACCTCCTCATATGCTTCATAAGTAGTTTGTTGTGTATTATGATTTCCTCGGATATCTCCAGCATTAATATAAAGTGTGCCTTTATGCCAAACAGCCATTACATCATACCGCTTGGTTTCTCCTTGCTCACCTTGATAGTAATTTTCTTGCTGTATCGTTTTTGGCAAAGCCTCAAACGATTCAACTACAACAAACGGAAATTTGGGTTGTACTATCCCGCTGATTCCACTTTTAGATTTATTTGGCGTGTCCCCTTTAGAAATCCTAGAGAGTATATCCACTACAAGACGATCCGCCCGATTTTTAGAAAGCGGCAAAAATGAAGTTGATAAAGGTGAAGTACCTCTACGCTCGTTATCAGGTTTTAATTTGTCACGGCTATAGTCATTAATTTCATTTTTTACATCATTGTCTGCCTTTGTTTTGTCATTAATATTTGGCGCTTCAAATTCACGTTCCTCGTAAATCGGCATACCTACACTGTCTGTTGCTTCCATGTATGGAATATCAAGACTGCCTTTGGCATCTTCTGCCGACACAAACCAGCCGTCATTCGTATAACGATGACCAGAAACGACAAACAGTTTGCCTTTGTAATACACTTCTGAATCAATTGGCGTACCACGGCGTAACCAGATCGGCGGTGCTACCGGGTTGCTTTCCAAGTCTTGCTCAATATTTTCAAGCTGCTTTTGAGTACGCGCTAATTGATCAGATTGTCCAAACGGCTGCTCGACTGCTTTAGACAGACTGTTAATCGTATCTTGTGCGCTGACTTTTGCATCTTCTAGGGCTTTAACATCCTGAGCTGCTCCACGTAACTTACCCTCGATGCCACGTAAGGTATTACCCTTAAATTCAATCGGCCCAATCTTCATCGATAATGTTGCTTGTGGTTGCAGGCTATCCCATTCAACCGACATAGTGACATTGCCGTACTTGCCTAATGTGATTCGTGATGAGCCAGTACGCACATGGTCGGCAATGAATTGTTGAGTCGCGTCCGATGCTTCCTTGTGCTTGTCGTATTTCTTGCCGTCCACCTCTGCGGAGAAGTTTTCAGACTGTGACTGCATTAGTTTTTGAATACGATCCAAAACAGCATTTTTTTCATACTCGGCAATTTGCTCATTAAAACGAGCAATACGACGTTGCGTGTTGCCAATGGTACGCTTCATATCCGCTATACCCTGTGTATGCAAACGCTCTTTTCGTTGCAGCTTCTCAAGTTTTTCTTTCATCTTGATCCGTTGCAGTACACGTGGGTCGCCAGAAGCTTCTGAGAATGAGGACATAATATCCCCTGCATTATCTTCACCGTTATCCGCAGCAGCATCACCTTCAATCGAACGAACGTTACCATCGGCTTTCATAAAGGCATTAATGAAGCGGTCTTTAATCGCAAGCACTTGCCAGGATTTACCGTCTAACTTATCCGTGATGTAACGATACTCAAGTACCGTGTTCCACTGGTTGCCCTGGCGCAAACCGCGACCATTACGCTGTTCAAGTTCACCCGGCATCCATGGCGCGTCCAGGTGGTGCATGGCGCGTAAGTTACGCTGCATATTCACACCTACTCCGAGCGTTTGAGTTAAGCCAATCACCACACGGATCTCACCAGTATTCACCTTGTCGGCAATCGCTTTACGTGCTTCGGCTTTGACTGAACCATCGACAATGGCAATTTGTTCACGTGGGATACCCGATTGAACCAGGCGTTCTACAATATCCTTGATCGGTGAAAAGACTTTAACTCGCTCACGAATCATTTTACCTTTGTCATCTTTCTGGCCGGTGCTACGTTCGGTTGTAGTGTTATAACCGGTATCTGCAAAAATGACCTGGCTTGCAAGTGGGTGTGAGTGATATACCTCCATCACGTTTTTAACCACTTGAGATGCTTTTGACATTTCAAAATCTTCAGTCTGTCCTTCTTTGCCGACATACTCAGGATCGCCAATACGCGCATCATAACTGGCCTTTTTCGCGGCGGTGCTAATCGATAGCGGTGCACGTGGGTCGCCATCACGCATCCACTTACGTTTTTCTTTGCCGCTTGCCCGTTCCCACTCTTTCGCCAGGGACTGAATCTCAGCCAGTGTTTGTTCCTGTTTTGGTGACATTTCCGTGGTGACGTTAATCACTTTTTTATACGGACGATCTTTGGCACCCTCGGTACGGCCATTTAGCAACTCGGCTTTTTCTGCTTCAGTTAAACCTTCATCTGACAATACTTTGCCGGTTTTGGTTTTACGTGGCTGCATTTCTGGCATGTCGTTGGCAAAAACAATATCCATAAACTGACCAATCATCTTGCGCAATTCTGGCACGTTTACAAATCCGGCCAAACGAGTGACCAATTGATATTCACCGGTTGCAGACAATTCAATATCAGTAATGTCGGTCGCAAAACTACCAAACCAGCCATCCCAGGCAGCGACATTAAGTTTCTGCATTTCTTCTTCCATCACATAACGCATCTGATGATAGATTTCAGTCAGGGTGTTGGTGATCGGTGTACCGGTAAAGGTATGCACGTTACCGCCATTATTCATACGGCGCACATAACGAGTGAGCAACTGCAAATTCACTGAGCGTTTATTGCTACTGGTGTTTAAGCCTTTCATGTTCATACGTGTGGCAATGCTTGGTTTTTTAAACTCATGCACCTCATCCACCATGATCATGTCTACACCAAGTTCTTCAAAGTTCACCGCATCGGCTTTACTTGAATCCATGGCTTGCTTTTGAATGTCCTCCAAAAGTTTCAGACGTTGTTTTGCAAGCTGCTTGGCAGTCGGGTTTTTAAAGCCCATTTTTTTATTGACGGTTTCGCTATCCATCGCCAAGACTTCATCTAAAGTTGCGCCACCTTCTTCGGCCAGTGCTTCTTCAAGCTCTGCTTCTAGTGCTGCAATATCATCAGCAGCCATAGCCATCAAGGTTTCTTCAGACAAAGTGAGCTTATCAATCATCGAGTGTGGCATCACCACCACATCCCAATCATCATTGGCAATTTGACGCATACGGATCTGACGGACTGCTTTACCTAATTCACTGATAAACAGTACACGCGCCGATGGATACATCATCTGAATTTCTTTGGCTACGGCTGCGCTGTTGGCATTGTGGGCTAAGATCAATGGCTTTTTAGCAATACCATAGCGGCGTGATTCAAGTGCAATACCACCCATGGTAAAGGTTTTACCGGTACCCACTTCATGCGCATTAATGGAACGACGATTGACAATCGCTCGCCAGATTGCATTCTGTTGGTGCTGACGCAAGTTAAACGGACCATTACCCAGGCTTAACGCCATACCCTGCATCGACATGAACGAACCATCATATTTAGGTGTCGCCCAAGCATTGAATGCATGGTTATATTCCTTCTCTAATTGCACACGGCGTTCAGGATCGGACCATAACCAGGTTGCAAAATCCTCCTTAATCTTGGAAATTTTCTCGTTCACTTCTTCCGTGGCTTGCACATCTACACTTTCAGAACCATCAGCATTTTTATACTTCACAGTAATGTTCTGGTTAGACAGTGCAGCAGATACCACCGTTTGGAATGACTTATATTTAGAGCCATAGTTGGTCGTGGCTTCGGTACGACGTGCTGCAATAGGATCAAGTTTGACCTTCCACTTACCTGATGGGAATGTCACAGTAATGCCGTTGCTATCGGTCATACCAAGCATGTGTGCAATATATTTTTCATAATCCGACAATGGCACCCAGGTTGCACCCATTTTGGCTTCAATGTTGAAGTATGGAATGTCCTCTGGAATGATCTCTTTGAGTGCATCGACATTACGCTGCAGGTCAGTATTGCCTTCTGCAACTGCGTTTTGTGCTTCTTCTAATTTTTGGCGAACATTTCCAGATAGGTACATATCGCTTGGCATAATATCGCCATTCGGCAACACATAAACCGCACCCTTTGCCAGTAGTTCAGCACGTGCCTGGTCCTCTGATACATTGGCCATTTTTGCAATGTTGGCCAGGCTAGGCGCAGCGGATTTATTCCGTTCCACCACAAAGGCATCCGATACTGTTGGATTTTTAAGTGCAGCAGCTCCACGAACCACACTTCGCTTTAAAATCTCAGCCGGTTTACCGTTGTTTTCAAGTGCTGCAAGACTGTAGTAATACGCATCTTCCATTTTCTTGAAGTATTGCAAACCAAATGAATCAGCCAATGGACCATGTTCTTTGGTATATGCCTGGTAAAGTTTATTTAAGGTCTTGCGCAGCTGCTCTACATTGTCCTGTTCGATACGTTCTGCATCGGTCAAATCTGTGTAGGCTTTACGAATCGCTACCAGATCCTCAATTGATTTCTGACGTTGTGCGGTTTTCTTGGCATCCTTAATTTTGTATTCAAAAAGATCGGTAGCTTTAACCATTTGGTCGCCATAGACAAACATCAATTCACCATTACTCATGGTTAATGTGTTGGTGCGCTCACCGGCCTTGTTTGCATAGTAAGTCAGGTAATCATCGTTATGACGTGGCAATAATGTGTTTTCACTAACCAGATCAGACAATTGGCTAAGTTCCTTTTTCAGCCAGGCTTCACCATTACTAAGTACCGTCATGCCGGCAAAACGTGGATCACCGCCTTTATAATCAATGGTCCCTAAAACATTACGTAGGTTATTGGCGTAAAAGCTATTGACCTTCACTGGCTTAGTTGACGTTTTAACTTCGGATAATCCGATCCAATCTGCATCCGGTGTCATGGTCAATGGTTCAGTACGTTTACGCAGCACAATAATATCGGTTACAACATTAGTGCCGGCAAAATCTTTAAACGCACCTGCAGGTAAACGGATCGATGTAATTAGTTCAGATTGCTTGCCCATCTCACGACGAATCACTTCGGATTGTTTGTCCATCGTACCGGATGAAGTAATCGCCATCACGATACCACCTGGACGCACCTGGTCTAGCATTTTTAGGAAGTAGTAATCGTGTAAGTTTGGATTGAATTGGTTATAACGACGGTCTGCAATCTTCACATCATTCGAGAAAGGCACGTTAGAAATCACCAAGTCATAAAAGTTGTCTGGTGTTTTAGACTTCTGGTATGGCATGTTCTGCACATTGCTTTCAGGGAATAACTGTTTTGCAATCGCAGCGGTGGTAATGTCCAGGTCAATCGCTGTCACCTGGCTACGCTGTTTAATGTGCATCGGCATTAAACTGATAAAGTTACCAGTACCTACCGCCGGTTCAAGAACACGCCCACCAGTAAAGCCCATCTTTTCAGCCATAGACCACATTGCTTGGACGGTGTATGGATCGGTAAAGAAGGCATTCAGAATAGAATCTTTTGCCGATTCCCAGGATTCCTTACCTAGCTTTTCACGTAGCCAAAGGTTTTGATCTTTCCAATCATCTTTAAAGATCGGTGTGTTCCAGGTGCCTTGGAATAGATCCTGGCCAAACGAACCCCAACCGGTATAACTGGCAAGAATAAACTGTTCTTCTGGTGTCGCCTGACGGCCTTCATTGGTGAGATCTTCCAAGAGTTCAAGAGCTGCTTTATTTTTATTAAAACGCTGTTTCTGGCTACCACCGAAAATAATATCTGGGTCAGCCATGTAGAAATCAGTCGCAGTATTGGCTACTGCTGCTGGCGATTCTAATCTTGTGGGTTGATCAACTGATAGTTGTCCAGTTCCGCTTGCATCCTTGCGTCTGCTGGATTCCATCCCGCGTCCAGATACTCGTCCATCGTTCTCCACATCCGTTCCTGTGTCACGTATGCGAGATCGTCCAGTAGATTGATTTTGGTTAGACGTTCCACTTCCTGTGGATACTCTTGTTTCCACATTTGGATTATTTGCTTGTGGAGCATTCGATTGTGAAGTACGTCCTCGTCCTCCTCGTACTGCTGACGTTCCTTGCGGATTGCTTGTATTGCTTGCAGGTTGTTCATTGCTGTTTTCCTTGTTCTGGTTACGCTTCACAAGCGCAGTGACCATATCATCAATCATTTGAGCCAGTTCAAACGCTGATGTATTAGCACCAGCATACTGGTTTCCAGAGTTCTCGATACCAAAGCCGCTGGCTTGCTTATCGCTTTCCTTCATGGTGGCACGATACAAAATGCCGATACGTTGTGGGTGAGAACCTGGGAATCCATCGCCAATTTTCATCCAAACATTAACACCAGTCACCGGCTCACGGATATAAAGCGATACTTCACCACTACCAGCTACGCCTGATTCATTCACGCTGACTTTTTCAGGCTTACCCTTTTTATTCAGATGTAGCTCATAACCAATGCCTTCCAAATTCTTTTGCACCGCTTCAAGGTACTTTTTAGAATCTTTCAGGAATGCAGCTTTAACACCATCTTTTACGCCATTATCAGTATAGATTTTACCCGTATGTTCTGAATTGGTTGCCCAACCATCTACATATTGAACACCCCAATCTTGAACAAGTGTTGTGTCATTCTTAGGCCGCTCAACCGTTGGTCGTGTTACTGCTGTGTTGGATTTCGACGTTGCTGCATTTGATTGGCTAGATGCAGGTCCTTGTCCTGTTTCGCTAGGTTTTCCATTACCTGTGTCATCATTTCCTTGGCTAGAGAAGATGTCTTGTTGCTTTTCGGCTTCGCCTTGTTTAAGTCTGTCATGTACTTGTCCTAAAATTTGCTCATTGCTTAAAGGTGCATCACCAAACAGATTAGGTGTCGCTTTTGCAGTCATAGCCAATTGCGCATACGACTTTAATGCTTCTGCAACTTTCTGGCTGCTACGCGCTTTTTCCAGTTTATCACCACGATAGAAGATACTAACGAAGTCTTTTGTTACCTGGTCAATACTTCCATCGAAAATATCGTCCTGGTTTAGCATTTCAGATAAGGATAAATTTTGCTGACGTGCTTTGCGTACCAGATGGACCGCTTCAACCAAATTGGCTTCGACGTTTACGCCTTCAACCAGGATACCTTCCTGTACACCTTTACGGACTTGCGCCCATTGTGGTGCCGCTTCAATCAAAGCATTACCAATTGCTTTAATATCGCTGTCTTTGGATTCAATCACCTGGCTAATGATTTGAGCATCATTAAAAGCAGCTGCAAGCAAGGCTGATTCAATACGGCGATAACCGTCCTGGGTCAGTGATACGCCATCTTTATCAAGCATGGTGCCGCGTTCATTCTTAGATGCTACACCGGTTAAAAAGGCGTTCACAAAATCACGATTGGCTGTGTTGTTAAAGCTGCCCCCTTGTACCAGGTGCAAAATATCCATCACCTTTGGCGCATCCGACATAGCTTGTTCACTTGGACTCATATCCAGTGTGTCACGCTCATTGGATTCTGTTGTGTAGGCTACACGCTCGGCCATGTTCATTGGCGTGATACGTTCACGGACCAATACTGGCTGCTGCATGTTGTCCACATCATAGCCCTGTTCAGCTAACCATGCTTTGTATGCGTCTGCTTTGCCTGTTTGGTAGGCTTTACGAATGGCCAAGGTACGACCATTACCGCTTTCAACTTCATTGCCAGGCGAAACAATAGGCGCACCATTAGTAGAGCTTGCGCTATCACCCAATAATTTAGGGTTAAGTTTGTTGGCAATATCATTGATCTGGGTAACTGATTTCAGAGTGGTTCGATCACGTGGCTGTAATGCTTGTGGGTATTTAGCATTAATTGCACCGCTGTCCAAGTTCGATGTAATCAAGTCGTCTGCTTCAACAACTTTGTGTTGCACCTCAAATTCACGACCTGCAGGTGTAACAACAGTTTCGATTTTTCCCTGTACGGTACCTTTATTTGTGAAGGTAGCATCCAGATCAAAATTTTCGACCTCTGCCGATGTGCTCATGCCATCAAAGTCAGCTGCACGTGGGTCAAACTTTACACCCATATACCAAGACTTCAAATACGGCTTAACCAAATCACCCATATCTTCGGTCATTGCTTTGGCATATGCTGCAAAACTACGAGCACCTTTTTCAATGTGATAACCGGCAAGAGTGATACCAGCTTGTAAAATTTCAGGGTCAATACCAGCATTCAATTGACCTAATTTTTTACGCAATAATGCACGTGCTTTTTCTGCTGCATCTTCGGTGAAAATAGTGTTTGTAGATGCTTTAGGATTTTTAGGCTCAGCTTTAGGTGCTTCTAACTTTTTCTCAATCTCACGCGCCTGGCGTAAAGCACTAGCACGATCAGAAACAGATTTCAGACCATGTTTAGCATTGGCCTGTAATTTTTTAAAACTTGGATGCTCTGGATCTGCCTTGGCCAAAGCCTTGTTCATTTCCTCTTGCCATTTATTGACAGGGTGTTGTGGTTCTGTTTTTTGTCCACTTTCAGCCACTGGTTTAGAGGTATCTGAATTTTTTAACCAATCTTTAAATTGATCTTTAGACATTTGAGTAACAGGACCAACCTTCCAACCTTTGTCAAAATTGGATTTATATGCAGTAATGGCTTCCTCCTGGCTGTCAAAACCAAGCATCACCTTATGCTCATCAAATCCACCGCTGCCCTGATCAATCTGATCTACAATGAAGACATTTTCAGATTCAGGATTTTTACCTACATAGGTATCAATATGCTCTTGATCAGCACCAGTAGTACGCTTGATGTATCCGTAATGGTCGCTCATATTATGCGACCATTCGTTACCATCTGGATCAGTACCGCGACGTTCTGAACCGCGTGGATTTTCAACAGCAATATCAAGGCCATGTACCTTGATGTGACCTTTTTTATAATTACCAGCTTCAATCTGGGCTTGAGTCGGTTCAGGTAAATCATTATGAACACTTGTTGCGGCTTCATGTGCTGCATTATCTAAATCAGACTGTTCGTTATTCCCTACCCATTCACCGCTATGTGGGTCCTTAACCGCAGTCACCTTGCCCATGAAGTTACGCGCATCATAGTCAATCTTGTAATTCGGATTGTTCTTGATCTTCTCGTATTCACGATCAGATAATTCATAACTACCTGATGTTTCAATTTGGTCAGCCATCATCGTCACACGCGCATTGGTTAAACCATGTGTTTCACGAACACGATCATTTTCAGCGGTGAAAATTTCAGGATTTGCTTCACGTATACGTTGACGTACTGCATTAATTCGGGTAGTAGATTCTTCTATTTTTTTAAATTCGCCACTCAGGTTTTCTACAGTAGTCTTTTGTGGTTGATTCAAACTTACACTGCTTTGCGCCTGTTCTGTCAAACCGTTTTGCAACTCTGTAATCTGTTTACGGATCTGTGCCTTTTTCGCTACACTTTTTTCATTTTTAAACTGTTTTTCAAGTTCAGTAAGCTGCAACGCACTTTGTACATTCTTCGGTGTGCCGTTCTTGTCATCTTGTGACAAGTGCCAAATTGCTTGCTGTAGGACTTCATCCTTAGTTGGGCGTTTTGGCCATGCATCGCCTGAAACAAAACTTGAATCACCTTTGAAACTTAGGCTTGAAAAATGCGTATTACCACGACGACCTGCCGATGTAATTTCAGCGGTTTTTGCAAGTTCTTTTGCTCGCTTATATAAATCAGGTAATTGCTGCTTTACCTTTTCATTTGAACGTGCCGATGCTGTGTTTCCTAAATTTGCAATGTATTTGCTGTCCTCTGCATTGTTGGCTTGAGCTTCTTTACTTGCCTGTAAACTCAAATCACGCACTTGAGCACGCAACTTATTTTCATTGTACGGATTTGGAACATCATCCTGATTTGAACTTTCTGTTTTTGGTAAAGTATCTACATTTTGAGTTTGGTTATCTTGAGATTTTGGCTGAATCTCAAAACGCTTGCCATCCTGAACCACCTGATAATCATTGCCTAATTTTTTCTTATCAATGAATGCTTGTGCTTTATCCTGTGTGCCAAACCATTTGTTTTTACCGTCTTGACCTAAGATTGGTTGAACAGTTTGCGCTGTATCTGTTTCAATTTCTCCACCCAATGCATCCACTGCATTGAGGTCATACTGTTGAGAAATTGATTCGCCTGCATTGTCAGCCTGTGTATTACTTTGATCAGGCGTATATCCTAATTGTGGAGTAACAGGTGATGCCCCACTATCCACTGCCAAAGCTGCTGCAGATGACATAGGCCCATCATTGGGATTAATCCCCATTTGCTGTGAAGGTGTTTGGCTGGCTGGTGGTACAGAATTCAACAAATCATCAAAGGCTGCTTCACTGCCATAATCACCATCAAAATAATTACCATTCGGTGCTGGTGGTGTATCTGGGCTGACTGGATTACCAGTTGCTGCACTGCCATAATCAAAGCCATTATTGTTTAATAAATTATCAGCATCCATTGATGGCTGATCATAAACAAAAGCTGTGCGACCTTGGTTACCCCCATGTGACACATCTTCACGTGGGATATATTCGCCAGTTAAAGCATTATCTGGACTTGAGCCTAATTGTGGAGGTGCCGATGGTAGATTAGGTGAGCCTGATTGTTGTTGGTTATCTTGGGATTCTGTACCTGTGTTATGGCCAGATAAGATATTGGCAGCACCACCCATTGCCATACCAGCCAAAGTCCCCATGACTGCTGCATCTTCAATGCCATCATGCCAAGGCTTATCTAGGGCTAAATTTTGTATGACTTGTTCTGAAACTGATTGAGGTAATTCTTCTAAAAAGCCTTCTGAAATTGCACCTTCAATTATACGACGAGGTAAAGACTTCGCAGGCATTGAAGCGATTTCGCCAGCAATATCTGCTGGACCAAACCGACCATTAACTAGCATGGTATCAACATCACCAATACCCATTTTCTGGGCAAGACGACCACCAGCAAAACCAATTAAACCACCAAGTACACCTGTTGTTACTCCTGCTAAAGATTGATCTGCTGTTAAGCGTCCATCTACAGTTTCTTGGCGAATTTGTTCAGCTTGGCTACCCGCCATAACTGCACCTTCACCAACAGCACCAGCAACAACAGGGTTGGCTATACCTGAAGCACGACCTAAAACGCCACCAGCTAACATTGAAGGAACAGATTCAACTACAGTATTCGCAATTAATGAGGGATTTGTTAAGGCAACTTTTGTTTTATCAACGACTTTATCTACCCAATTTCCATCTTTACCAGCATCAGCAAATTCTTGTTGTTGGGCTTTATATTGATCTGTATGTAAATCACCTAGAGCTTGTTTAGCTTCTTTAGGTCGAAAGCCAACAGTACCATCTTTATTCTCAAGTGTTTTACCAGTAGCACCATCAGACATGATATCCATGATACCAACGGCCAATTCAGGCACAGCAATCGCACCTTTTAAAGCAGATAAGCCAGTATCTTTTAAGTGCCCCATTACACCTTTTTTTTCACCATCAAGTGCACCAGTAAATGGTTTTAATGCTGGCTGTTGATTTGTATCAATATTTTCGTCAAGTTTACCTGTAAATGGTTTTAGGGTAGATTCTGACATGATGCACTCCTATTGGTATGTGCATAGCATGTATAAAGGGTTAAAAAAGGTCTAACCTTAGAGGGGGATAGACTTTTCACCAAAGAATATCTTGCATCGGTAATATGCGTCGGCATAAAAATAGCCACCCTAAAGTGGCCATCCCAATCAATCGCCTATAAATCGATTACCTTGAGCATCCTCATAAACAGGCTTACCATTGCTTGTACCTACTTGACGTGTCATACCATTTGGTAGATTAGTCGATGATGCAGCTGGTGTATTAACGAACTGCTGTGTCTGAGTATCAAATAATTGTTGAGGTCTGTTTACCATAGTACCTGATTTGTCATTCCACTCCTGACCACCACCCACAGTCATATAACGGTCTTTACCAGTATCTGCTTTATTACCTGCATAACGATTAATTTTTTCTTGAATGGATTTACGATCTTCATCCGATTTCGCAGAATCATATTGTTCATACAATTTCTCTAATCGTGCTGAGTTACGAATGCCAAAACCTTTTTCAGTGGCATTAAGATTAAATTCTCGATTCGCTAAATCATTGGTCGCTTGGAATTTTTGTGCATCAAAACCTAAATTTGCATTAAAGCGGTTATTGGTACCTTGCTCACCTAGTTCCGTACGATAGTTCTGTCCAGCTTGTCCCATGACTTCACGCTGTAAAGCAGCAACGTTGTTCGCATCGGTGGTATAACGTTGATTGGCACGATTATCCTCACCTTGCTGTAAATCAGACAAAGTACGGACTTGATTAGCAGTTAATCCTCTTGCCCCTGCAATCGGTGTGCTTGCTGCACGAATTACAGCTTGACGTTCTGCTTCCTGTGCTTCATTACGTTGAGGTGCTTGTACAGGATTATTACCATAACCTCGCATACCCAAGCCTAAATTCATTTCACGTTGAGCGATTGCATTTTGAATCTGTTGTTCAGTAGGTCCCATTTCTTGAGTATTGGCGAATAAATTTGCTACCCCACGAGGGTCATTCACTGGTCTTACTTTGAATCCTAGCCCTTCACCTTCTCGAACTCCATCTGCTCGTGCTTGGGCTGCTGCACCAGGATTAGCATAGCTAAAGCTGTTTCCTTTTTGTTGAATAGCATAAGGATCAGAGTTCTGTACAGGATTTGATGAAGTCTGGGCTTCAGGCTGTGTTTGTGCAGTAGGTGGTGTTTTATTATTACCAAATGGACTGTTTACAACAGCATTTGGATTATTCTGTTTAGCATTAAATTCAGGTTGAGCTGCTTTTGCTTCACTTGCAATACGTTGTTTATCAGCATAAAAGCGTCCAGCTTGTCCAAAAGTTAAAGCATTACCTAAGTCTGAAGCATAACCCAATGCACGAACACCAAAATCTTTAGCAAAACCTTTTGCCGTACCTAAATCTTCTAGTGACTGATCACCCAAACCAAAACGCTCTCGATAATCTTCACTTGGTGTGGCAGCGTTTGCAAATAAGGCCGATGCCGCTCCTAAATATCCAGTGCCTTTTACAAGTTTACTGTTATTAACGAAATTTCTTACGCCTGCTCCAAAACCACCTCCTTGTGTTGGTGCTGGATTAACTGGACTTGCTGATGTCGTACTGGTTGTTGGAGGTGTATTTGATGTTGCTGGAAGTTGACGGTTCACAGGTGTGACATCACGCATTTGTGGCCCACCAATTCTATTTTGTTGTGCGCGACGAATATCATCTGCACTTGGGTAGGCACTTGGTACCAGTCCACCATTTGCAAAAAATAACTCAGGTTTATTTTGATCAGGCTTAAAACCCAATTGAGGTTGATTAACAGGCATATGCGTCTGATCCTTCATGGCATCAAGTGTTTGCACACCAACCGAATGAACTTGGTCAGGCGAGAGTTGGAACTCACCGTTACTGAGATTAACTGGCGTGGGACTCCCCATATTTTTTAAATTATTGGTACCAATCTGCTGAGTAGAATCAGCAGGCATAATATAGCTACCTGCTGGAACATTTTTTTTAATATCATCAGAAGTGCCAGTACCTGCACCTTGAATTAGTCCATTTTCATCTTGCTTTGAACGTTTTTTTAAGCCGTACATGACACTTATTCCAATATAAATATCATGTATGGTTAATCAATCTAAGCTATAGGCGTTAGCCTTACAGGGTTAATAATTATAGTTGTGGCTTTCGCTGAAACTCTCGCTTTTACTACGTGAGCTGGATGTACTCGCTGAACCACTACCACTAATACTGGCTGATACATGCGCTGCACTCATGGCACCGGCTGCCAGTTGTGCCGTGTATTGCCCCATAGCTTTAGCAGATTCCAGTGCAATATTGGCTTCCTGGATCGCCTTCTGCATTTTGGCTTCATATTCCTTAAGCTGCATTTCAGCATAAGCAATATTGGTCCGAGTATTCATGTCAGCATAACGTGATTGCATTTCAGCCTGACTGACTTCCATGCCAGCTGATGCTCGCCATGCTTCGACTTCTGCAGAAAAGGCTGCGGTATTTTGCTGTACTTCGGAAAGGTTGGTTTGCAGTTCGGCCTTATATGCTTCCAGATCAGCTTGATACTTACCAATCCAGACCCGAGCCGCTTCCATTTTTAACTGGATCTGTTTGCCTTTCACATCAGCTTTTGCCTGTACACCCTGAATCGTGGACGCATAAGCACGTGCTTGGGTATCAAATAAAGTAGCCTTGGTTGATTCTCCCCGAATCTGTGCTTCATAGGCTTCGACCTTGACCTTTTCAGCATTGATCTGTTCACTATAGGCTTGAACATCGGCACGATAGGAATCAAACTGATTTTTGATCACGTCAGCACGTACCGATGCGCCTTGTACCAATGCCTTATACACTTCTACGTTGGACAATACCGCATCCATCTTGGCCTTGTAGACCTGGACGTACTGCTCATTAACCTGACCAATCGCCACCTGTGCATCGACTGCAGTTTTATACGCGCTCAGTTTGGCCAATGCGCTATCGAGCTTGGTCTTATACACGCCAGACAAGACGCTGAATGCTTCATTCTGTGCATTAAAGAAAGTAATCTGTGCATTGAATACATTGATTTGGCTTTCAGCGTTAAACCGCGCAATTTCAAACAGACGATTAGTGACGTTATTAAAAATATTAACTGTAAGCTGTTCCAGTGCCATGCCTTGTTGTACAAGGAAGCGTAGCTGCTCAATCTCCATTTTGGATGCTTCAATCAGAATATCGCGGTTTAATTCACTGGCTCTTAACTGTCCCTGCTCCCGGATTGTTGCGACCTGCTTGACCAACATGCCAGGCGGCATAGAAAAATTACGTGTAGACCAATCGTTGACGGCTTCCTGAACTGCACGTGAAGTTTCCTTGCTTTCACGTGAACGTGCCCGGTTGAATAAGGCTTCTTCTATTGGAGCCAGTAAACCGGTACCGCCTTCTGTAATTCCCTTCTTAATATAATCCGTTAATTCATCCAGGACCTCGGACTTATATTCCGGTTCATCCCATTCGATGAATACTTCTGGTACCGTAATTTCGCTGATATTTGGCGGCTCGCCATCAAAGTCCGGTAATTCAGGAAATTCAAAGACTGGAATATCAATTTCCTTAAGATCATCCATTTCTGGGACCTCTAAGGTTGGCGGTTCAGGTAGTTGAATATTTGTGTCTATCTGAGGACGATCAGGTACCTGAATTACAGCCATACCTGGCGCACTTGGCAATTCCATGGTTGGCATGACCGGTGCTTCCGGCATATTCAAATCATCTAAATTTAATTCATTTAGTAAATTTTCAATGCTTTGAAACTCAGGCAATGTAGGTTTTTCGAGTGCAATGGCTGTAAATTGGGGAGCATCTGTTAGGTCTATATTCGGTACCGGTGTTTCTGGGGCGGGCATTCGTGTCGGTGGATCTACCTGAGTGACAGTAACTTCTTTGATCCCTGCCAGGGATTGTGAAAGTTCATTGCGATAGCGGCCGGCCACACTGTCCAACTTATCCATCTGGTCCATTACAGTGGTAATGGCTGCATCCATCACCCCATCCGGCTCAACTCTTGAATCGGTACTCATTATATTCTCCTAGTCGTTTTGGTGAAGTCCATGGATAGGGCATTAATCTGCGCAGAAGTTGCAGCAATAGAAATAGCAAAGCAGAAATGACGACCCCTTAAGCCACGGCCAAACAGTACCCGACCATTGGTCAAGTGATCGGCTTCCTCATTTGGCAGCATATAGGTATAGGTTGTAGGTTTTCCGCTTTGGGTAGAAGTAACAGCAATACTCAACTGCTTGTCCTGACCACTCATTTCATATTCAAGATAAGCTGCTGTAGGGTGTACCAGACTATCACCAAAATCCAGCTTGCCCGTTTCGATCAAACCATGAATTAAATGATCGGACTTATCCATTAAGAACACACCTTTTTCATTCCATCCATATAGTTTGTCGTTAATGACAGTCAAGCCATCAAAGGAAAACGGCATGTAGCGACTCATGGCCCAAGTATCTGTGTTCGCTGTCCATGCTTGCCCATAGATTTTACTGTCCTTGATTTCATCGTATAGCGATAAGTAATCATGGCTATCAGTCCGACCAGTCAGTTTGGATTGTGTGCTATCGCCAAGTCTTAGTGTGTCAATCGCATGACTGTATAGCTGCACACTAGATAAATCCTGATCACCAAAGCTAATCGAATCGATTAAATAGCTTTGTGAACGCAGCTTGTCTTGAGTGAAGTCACTTAAAAGAATGCTATCAACGACCTGCTCAGATGCGACGGTATTTGCCAGATCTGTCAGTTTAAATTGGTCATTGCTCAGGATTCTTGAATATCGCTGACCAGAAATAGACTCCACAAAGTGAATGGAATCGGTACTCAATGCCAGTGTTGTAGACAGGGTGAAATCATCTAGGGTGAACTGATCTTCAATATTTTCAGCTGTAAAACGATAGGCTGCATCAAATAGCTTCACTTGATCGGATACCAGGCCACGTGCAATACGTTGTCCGGTGATCTGATCGAATAGGCTAAACCCATCTACAGCAGTGGAGATGGCACCGGTCTGCGTGATTTCATCAGCCAGACTAAAGGAATCTTCAAAATGAGCCTTGATCCTGGAAAGATTAGAATCTGAAAAAACAATTCGATCCTCTGCGATAACCCTTAACCGCAGCCAAGTACTATCTGAGAAGACCATGCCTTCAAGTGCATCGTCACGATATATCGCCATGCTGTGCTCCATAAAAAGCACTGATGACAACTCACCAGTGCTTTAAGTTTTAAGAGGTTGCAGTAATGCGATAACCGATTTCAAACACATCACCGTTCTGGAATACACGCGCTGCCGGGTACTTGGTGGCTGAAAGCAGCACACCAGTTGTTCCGCCACGCTGGTTATTAGTCAGCAAGGCCACACCAGTGACATTGACCTGTGAAGTTGTTGCAATAGTCACACTGGCCACATTGCCAAAGTTATCGATATATTTTTGATCGGTAGAATCTGAAGGAATGAATTGAGGGCGTGTTGCATTGGTATAGCCCTCAGTCAGTGAAACGATTTCACCGGCTGTTGCAGCAAAGTTGGCAGCTGTCCAGTTGTCTGCCGGCGCAGTAGCACCGTTAAACAACGCCAGATATGAGCCTGCCGGCTTTGCTTTAGATCCAATGGCCACGTTTAACACATGGATTAATGCTTCTTTCGGAATCAGGTTTTTTGTAAAGGTCGCTTCGCCACCATTGACCCGATCCATGTATTCACCTGAAAGCATAAAGCCATGCTTCGGGAAGAAAATACCCTCTTTAGTTTCGTCAAAATTCTCATTGAGTGCGTCTTTCATTAAAGCGCGCTGTAGTTTTGCATCCATAGCTATGGCCTGTATTGTAAATAAAACCTAATTTACAACTGCCACTAATCGGTTATCAAACCCTACAAGCCTACAAGAATTTGCAGTAATTCCACAAATCGCATCAGACTGTATTTCAACCAACTGTCCTTCTGATGTACCCAATACAAAACCATTCTCAGCCAGCCACACTGCACACCATGTACCGCCCTGAGAAAGTGACTTAACCATATCACTATGCAGCACAGCACTACTTGCATAGATTGGCGCACGTGATGCCTTTTGCTCTATCGCCATGTTGCGCACATCCTGACCACGCAAGAAAACCACATGATCGGCTTGACCCACCCATATACCACCATCCACCGGTTCAATAAAACGGATTCGCTGCGGAAACTGAATAAAGTTATAACGCTCATCAGTCAGGTGATATGTCATTGCTTCGGAAAAATACAGCACATTGGAACGCACTACCCATAGCCGACCACACCATAAACGTAGGAAATTACCGCTTTTCATTGGAGATAGGTGTTGAAAAGTGGCAGCCCGGCCCAATTCAGGTAAAGCCTGAATATCAACACTCATCGTATCAATCGGCAATTCAAACGCCTGGCGCAATTCTCCACCACCCGGTTCAGACATATAGATTCGTACATGCGTTACATTACTATCCAGGCACATTGGTAATTGCAGCTGCACACCGCTCTTATCCAGCAGCTGCACCTTCTTAATTTCCGATAAAGCCGATTCAAGCCCATTTACCACCCAGGAAATCGCAAAACTATAATCACCTTGATCTAGGCTATAGTTATATTTTACATTGGCTTGTGGTTTGGCTGGTGTATCAATGGTTAGGCGTTTAGCATTCTGGCCATCATAGGTAAAAAGGCCATTATCACAGGCCATACAGACAAAATTATTCAGCACGATATGAAACAAGGGGCCCTGGCCACATTCAATCAATGGCTCAGTATCCCATGTATCAAGATTAACCTTGACCCATTGACCATCCAATGCGGCAAAGCATTCTTTGTGTAAAGGGGATTGCCATAAATCACGGATAGCCTTGCTGCTTTGCAGCTGCATTCCCTGGGCCAATTCTGCCCGGCCTGAATCGGAAAAATTGATATTCACCGCATCACGGACAAATAAGCCAGGTGAATCCCCTCTTATCTCAAGTGCAGCATCTTCCTTGACATTATTAATTCCGAGAAAGGCTGGTATCTTCTTGACTGGCATACATTATCCTTATTCATTGATCACGCCAATAAAGGCTTTCGATACATGAGTTTCGTTTAATCTGGTATAGCCAAAGCGATAGTTTTGTCCGGCCAGATTCTTTAATGAGATATTGGCATATTCCACATCACCAAAGACAACCTTACAAGCATCCTGATAAACCACCGTTCCGTTTGGATTGGGTGAGAGCGAATAGAAATCAGCCGTATGCGGTTGATCATGTAGTTTCACCGCACGATCCATCACTGAACATCCCATGCTGTAAAAGTTTTCTCGACCACCATTCTTGTTGATGGTGTATTCCTCTACCGGTGGAGGTTCGCCACCATAAGATATAATATTGATTCCATTTGGCGGGTGCACGATATGAGATATATCGGCAGGTAAGGCGCCAATCCAGTCACCATAATCGGCAAAGTCAGAATTAGCCGTTGGTCTATAGTCATATCGCTCTGCCCATACCGGAAAACTATCTACCGGCCACGGTCTACCATTACGCGGCATGGTGCGTTCAATCGTGACCCAATGCCAGGAAAAATCATAGGTCCAGAAGCCATAGGAGTTGGGATCGGTTATTCCATGCTGGCGCAGTGTTTCCCGATAAGATCCTTGATCATGCCATTCCTGATGGCCGTAAAAACTTATATTGCGGTTAAGATAGGGAATGATAAAGCCCTGACGCATCCCAATATTGCCGGTGCTTTCCTCTGTGCGCTTATGGGTGTAATAGCGTGTACGTGTCAATATACCTTCGGTAGATCCGTAAAAACCAAAGTTAGCAAAAGGTTTCCCCCATCCCTGATCCTTGCCTTCAATAGTCGTGGTATAGACTGACCCCGGTATTTCCTTGCGATTGTCGAAATCAGTTGAGTAATAATCACCGCCATTATAAACACCACCTGTCAGGCGTTTTTCTTCCCAATTCCCGACAATCATGCTTTCTTCAAAATTGGAAATTGTTTTCTCTGTAAACTTGCGGTCATCCCGATAGTTCTTAATCACCTTTAAGGTGTCACCAATGTAATAGGCAAAAATAATAGTATCAATATATGGGTAGGTATCTTTATCACCTAAAGGCTTAAAGTTCATGGAAACACAGCCACCTTCAAATGGTTCAGGTAGTTTTATCCGTTGCCCTTCGTGCAAGTAACCTTCGTGCAAGTAACCCTCATTGGTAATGACTAGACCCGCTTTACCCTGAGCGATTGGATCAAGGCGCAAGTTATCCCAATACTCAATATCAACCGCACCATTTCGACTACGCGCCCGGTCTATAATTTCAGATTCATCGACACGTCTGAGCTTGTAACGGATCGATGCAAGTTGACCAGGTTCAGTGCTTTCTTTTAATGCGTTAAATAGCTTGGATAGATATTCACTTAATAAGTCGCGTTCATCCGTGGACCAGTCTTGTGATACCTGCTTACTTTTGGCCCAGCCACGATTCTCAGCCGAAAGCATCTGAAAGCGAATCATAAAAGTATAGCCATAGCAGAAACCATCATCTGAATAGTCAAAACAGGTGTTTATCGCTTCGGTACAATCCAGATTACTACTCCAGCCACATGCGGAGGAATAAGCTGAATATTGAAAGAATTTACCTGTATCACCTAAACGGATAATCGCACCGGAACGTACCCACCGATAAAACTCTGCACCCAACGGAAAGCCCTCACCGCTTGGCATACCGCCAAAGCGATTCAGGATTTTCTCAATCTCACTATCCCCAATGGTTTCAATATACTCGCGGAAGGCTGTGGTAGTCGTTGCTGGTACCAATGGCAAAGGCATTGCCCATATCCCGACATTATTAATCTTGATTAACCATGGCTCACGCTTCTCATCAAATGCTACCAGGTCGGTATCATTGAATTGAAAGTTGTATTGATACTGTCCATTGATCGGTGCTCGGCCAGTGTATCCAGGCAAGCAGCAGTTTTCGATTTCTGGCCGGATCTTTTCGCTCACTTCAAAAGGCAAGGTATAACGCAGCTGCTCGTATAGATCCTCTTGTGGTAGCTTTTCGAAATCCTGACGACCATAAGCCCCAACAATTTGTACGACCTGAGCCATACTGCCGCTATACCAGGTTGCATGTTGCTGTTGATACTGGCTGTGTTCCGTCCGGCCTGGTCGATTACGCAATATTTCAGGAATGAACATTTTAAAATCAGGTGCATAGGTACAGCGGAATCGCTGCATATCCAGATAATCCGGCCCGACACTTTCATAATTGGTCATTCTGCGCCGTGTTTCATTACTGAATCGAACACCGATCCCGGAACCATCTTGAGAAATAGCATTCATTACGATGCCGGAAAACAAAAAAGGGACTTCAAGGTGAGTTAGTCCATCATCAGATATAGATGAAGTTCTTAAGCTTGGTTTAAATGCTATGGCTCGAAAAACACCACCACTATCCGTCAGGATGACGCTGCCGCCATCCGGTAGAATCCTGGTATATTTCAGGCTTTCCAAGTTGGATATGGACTTAAAGTTTGTGAGCTTTTTGGCGCAGTGGTCAATGAAAGCTTGGTCCTGATCCGTTAAAGGTTCACCATAACTAAACAGTCCATAGAGTTTTGGTTCGTGCATGTGCTTTGCTCACAACTATTTAAAAAAGACCGCCTCCTTTACGGAAGTTGTCACTATTACCATCTGGCCGGATGTAATGTACGGCAGGTTTAATATCTGGTATGCCAATCGCAAGCGAACTCAATCCACTGACCTGAACTGTCTGTTTAGGGATGGCCGGTTCAAATTTTCGCATCCAGACTTGTAAGCGACCCTGAAAGTTATCCCGATCATAAATAGCCACCAATGCACTGTCCAAACCTACAGGGCGTATCTCACGCACCCGGCCACTGATCCATGCGGTACCGTAACGGCTCATCACACCGCCACCTAGAACGAAAGGCACATGCGCACCAACACGTAACCCTTTCCACATATACGGTGTATCGCCATTCAATCGTGTACCAATAGCCTGTGAAAGTAAGCCAGTCATCTTGATTTCACGATGGAAGTGATCAATCGCAGGTCTACCAATGACGGATAAACTAAATCCCAATGGCTGCGGCATAATGCGCGGCTCGATATGTTCAATTTCTGCCGATCCAAACAATGTGAATAATGGTGGTCGTATAAAGGAAACATGCTGCGTACCAATCGGCCCCAATTGCCCCATACGCATATTGTTAAATCCTTTAGGAAGGATAAAGCTGCTTTGCAGCCACACGCGATGCTCCCCTATCTTTAACTGACTACCCAGTGCGGCAGATACACGTTGATGATAATGACTGATCCTTGGCACACCCAAAGCAATACCTGGCTTATCCTTGCCTGGCACCCCATAACCGTCAATGTGATGTAACGGCAATTTTTGTGGTGGATGATTATTAACAGCTTGTTTGGGTGGCTTATCAGTGACCCAAATAGTCAGAGGTGAAGTACGTGGTTTTGGTGGCACCAAGTTTTCCTCCCATTCCTCTACATACACGCGGCGATTCTTATGTTCGACACGTGGATTTCCATATAATCGGTCATAATATCCTGGTTCAACGCGAATAGTGTTGGCCGTCACGACTGCGGTACCATATAGCGTCATTGGTTTTTCGTGAATAGGTGACAATACATTTTGCCGTACTGTATGTCGTTTCTCCCCACCTTCCCTTGGGAAGTTATCAGTCCACATACCTGGTGGAGAAATCCGTTTTGGTAGATAATTCCCTGCGCCGATTTCCTCAATTTTATGCGTCTTGGTAAATTCAGGGATTGCCACACCATAGCTCATAAAGTCGACACGCTGCATTCGATCTGCAATCGTAGTACGGCCAAAAATCTGAGCATTCAGTCCATTAACATATAATGGCCTGGTATACAGACCGATATATGCCTGTCCATATTCGTCCATAGCAATACCACGTGCTCTCAGCTGTGGCGTTTTATTGCGGATCTGCGGCTCACCCACACGATTCTGCGCAATCCATCTTGGTGCAATTTTGGTAAAGCGTTCTTCGACGAATGCGGACCCATAGCGAACACTGTCAATTCCTCTGGCTTCAATATATCGCACACCGAGCTTTACTTCCGGCATTGGTATTACCGGTGCAGCAATAGAGTAATCAGACTGGATTCTCACATTGCGAATTGCATGAGATACCGTAGACTGACCAAACAGGGATTGTTCACCCAGGCTAATAAAGCGATAGATGCGACGTGTGTTCTCGACATGCGGTATACCAAATAGCTCAAATAGGCTGCCAGAAATGCTATACCGCTTCCCACTGAGCCAGACAATATGGTTGTTGCTGAAATGTGGCGGCTCAATGCTTGGTATTCTGAATGGACGAATACCATCGGCCACCATGGTTTTAGTTGCTTCAACTTCAATCGGTGATGCTAAACCTACCGGATGTATAGTACGTGCACCATTAACAATATCTGCATATCCAAATTTCTGCATCAAGGTACCAAAAGTCGGTACCCTTCGATTACGGTTAAGGACCTGTAGCGGTTCCTTAGTGGTGTAGTCGTCATACTGCCACTTACCGGTGGTCTTGTCCTGATCGTAATGGAATGGCGCAAGGTACTGTGTACTATTGAATACCTCTTGCCGACCCCAACGGTGATCGGACGTTTCACCTGCAGTCAGGAATCCTTTCAGATAGATATGCTGCACAAAGTTATAAATTTCGGTTTCACCGAAAATAGTGCTGAATCCTGACGGAAGTAATGTCCGATTTTCAGGAATAATCCGGCTACCAAATCGCGCTGAATCATGACCGAGCATACCGACAGATCGTGACATGCCGATCTGGTGATTGGAAGGGAACTGTTCAAAGATGCCACGTGGCTCAATATAGCGAGGATTATATTCAATCCAGGCTTTACCATATTTGGCCATATCAAAATTGCTATTGGCTTCTACATAACGTAAGCCGAAAGCAACAAAGGTTTTAGCACCCCAAAGGGTTGATACATTCTCCTGCTTCATGGTTGCTTTTTGCAGGTTAAAGCTGATACGAGCACGACCTGCGGCAAAGCTCCCCAAGCCAGCTATAGGGATATATGAGCGTAGGCTCTGGATCTTTAACTTACCAAATACCAGACTATCCCGACCAGTAGTGCGCAAGAAACGTAGTTTGTTCTCAATTTTAATTGAGCCAAATGCTGTCTGCCCCAAACCCTGTGGCGCAACATAACGACGTAGGTTTGCGGCCTTCGCTTCACCTGACACAAAACTATTGATGCCAGATAATCGAATATAGTTTAAACGGTTATCGACTAACGGCTTACCATATAAAGTTGCAGCATACCCACCAGGGCGCACATAACGGTTTTTGGTGATGATGGTGAAACGACCATAAGCCGTTGCGTTCAGACCTGGTGGTGTGACAAATTTGTGATAGTTCTTTACATCGGGTAGGCCGTATTGATTAGACAGTACACCAACTGGTGCAATACGCTCATTGCGATTACGAATGATGGTCTGACCTGGTGTAAAAGAATCAAAACCAATCCCACCAATGAGTTGATCTTCACCACTGGCATCATCCCCAAGAGCTAATATCAAATTGTATTTTGAGGGCTGAGTATATGTGCCCTCAAAACTTAATATCAAATTGTTTTTAGATCCAGGAGAATATGGCATAACGACTTTTAAACCCGATCATGACGGCTAAGGTTGTATTCAAGCTCAGGATCTATCGCAACCACATAGCTTGAGCCAAAGTTATTACCAAACAAAATATACGAACCATCTGTCTTTGACTGCATTTGGCTGACAAGCTCTCCACTTTCTCGATTGTATGCACGCACTACACACGCTATGGGCAAGCCGTTTCGTCTAACCTCTCCCTTTATTAAACGCGTTTTACCTGTGCGCTCTATGGCATTTCTTTTGGCTTGTATATTAAGACGCATCAATACACCTCGCCTAAATCAATTAGAATTGATCCATAACGCAAGGAGCTTCCAAAAAATCTACGCTTTAAATATGCTCGATTATCTTCTGTGAATAATGTGTATGCAGGTTCAGTTGATGCAGTGCTATTCATAACACAGCGCAATAGCGGTGGCTCTCCAATCAGGTAATTACTCTTATCTACACATAAAAACGGGCAGTGATAAATATTTTCACCAGTTTTCTTAGAGAAAGAGTCTGAATATCCTGTAAAATTACCGCCTGCAAGTGTAAAATTAATACGAGTAAATGTATCAGGCTGATATGCACCAAAAACATCCTTGAGTAGAATTAAACCATCAAAGTCTGAAGTGCAAAATGTTGTATTGGTACCTGAATATGATCTGGATGTGCTTGCTGCTGCATATTGAATTTGCGCTGATAAAAAAGGTATGTCCTGACCATCAAACACGCCAAAACCGTATGCTGTAGAACAGTGACGATTGCTATTAGTTGAAGTATTGGGTGCCACACTAGGTAGAATAAAAAAACTGTCTTTCGTTGCCACCAACACCCAGTCTCGGTCCCCATTTGCTGCCACACTATTTTCAGACCAAGTACTACCAACATTTGAGTTAATAGCTGTAGCATGATACCACTTCGCCCAACCACTGATTGCAGACGAACCAGAACCTGTTCCAAGCCAATTTTTAGTTGAGTTCGTTGGATCAAATGGGGCTTGATTTCCACCAATATCATCAATACCAGTACAAGATTCCAGAATACCTACTTTTGCAAACTTCGCATAAGTCGTTGTATAGACTGGATCAAGACTATTATCAACACGCAGAAAATAAGGATTTGCGACCAAATCCTTCGCCTGATAAACGGCTTTATGTGTACCTGAAAACTTTTTCACCCATCCAACTGAAGCTAATTTACATGCGATTGAACCTGTCGCAGTCTGATCCGGTAAATCTATTAAAAACTCCAAAGTATTTGATGTGATGCCAAGTACTTTAAACTCAGCATTGAGTTCAGGTGTGTCGGCTCCTGAAATTTCAATCCACTGAAATTGGTTGATCTTGTGTGGATTAGCAAATGTTGCAATCCCAACACCATCTTGTATTTGTAGCGATATTAGTGCTTGAGTACCAAAACCATTTATTAAACATTCATCAAGTACATCGATCATACTCCCCCATGTATTTGTCAACTTAGGGGCATTCAAATTATCAGAACTAAACCACTTTACCTGACCACTCATTTCAATTCACCATATACCGTTTCGTTAGGCCAATATCCTTTTGCTGTATGCCAGGCTTCAAATTCATTAAACAGCTTGCTTTCATCGGATAGGACTTCTGGCTCAATTATCTGTTTAATCCAGTCCTCAATGTTGTGTGTTCCCTGTTCGCCTTGAGCGCGTGTTTCACAACAGAACATTTGGAAGGGTGCTGAATTAATCAAAGTAAACCAATCATGTATTAGATTCACACCACCCATAACGATAGGTTCTGGCGTAATGGATTCCATATTGATAACAATTGGCTCAGGTTTGTTTTCGGACATTTAGATTCTCCAAAAGCCTACAAGAATGTAGGCACGTTTAATGGTGCTTACACCTTGTAGATCTTATTGGTCCCGTTATCCCATGTGATAATAATGTCACCGCCATTTGGCGTTATAGGTAAGCCTGTTGCAGTATCTAGGAAAGCCAGCAATGGACTGGTTGCTTCACTGCCTGTATCTACATAAATCACAATCGCACCAATCGCACCACCAGATACAGCAGTGAATGTTGCATCGTTGGCATCAGCTGCGCCACCAGCTGTGGTTTTACCTGTTAGCGTGACTGGACCTGCGATACGTGCGGAACCTGAAATATCAGACAAAAATTTGTGAGTGGACGCATTGACGGTATATGCCGATGTACTAACCAGGAGTACTTTTACTGTGTCGGTTAGCCAGTTAAATTGACCTTCGAGATAACCCTTTCGAGCTTCGTCATAGAGTGTGTTTGCCATGTGCTTGAGTCTCCATAGTTGAATCTGAAGCACTCATGCGCTCATGTTTAATTTCAATGCGATTATCTGCTTCAACACAAATTCGAGCCAATTGTCCTGATTTTTTGATCAATTGAACTTTGGCACCGCCAATGTAAAGCGTATCTTCGGTCTTTAAATCAATTGTACGTTTGCCCATCTTTGTGCATGATTAAATAAAATAAGTAAGATCATTATGTAAAAAACCCCTGAAAAGCTTTAGCCTTACAGGGGTGCTTATGTCACAAGCAAGTCATGGCATGAATGGAATAACGTTATGCGGTATATCCTCACGAGTAATGCGTCGCAAATCACTGTCAGGACGTTCCCCAAAGTATTCCGTGAAGTTTTGCAAAGCCTGGGCTGACCGATTTGGATCAAAGAATTCTGCATCTGGTACCTTAAACGCTTGGTGTAGAACCCACTGAATCAATTGAACATGGTGAATTTGGTTAATTTCTGGAATATCAGTATCACTTTCCATTGGTGACAATGGCACACGATAGCCTTCCAATTGTAATTCACCGCCTACATCAGGAATTGGAACAAGACGAATACCTGTGTCATCCTGAATAATGTGTTCAGGTTTACCCTGTTTCACTCGCCAATTCTCACCATCATAGTAATGATCGAGTAATTCAGCTGACATTAAAGTCAAGTATTGCCCTTTTGTTCCATCGCTTGGCTGGAACCACACTCGAGTCAATTCGTATAACGATTCATGTAACTGATAACGAGATGAACCAATTAATACATTAATCTTACAAACATCATTGTTTTGAGATTCATGCAATAAACGACCACGGATACACGCTTCACTTACGGCATCATTAAGCCAATCAATGACACTAGCATCATCAATAAAATATGGTTCTACTTTATCGTTGGCCAGTGTACGAAAACGGCTGATCAGGTCATTTAGCTGCATTACACAACCCCATATTGATGAATCATTTGAGTAACTGACTCTTTTAATTCATCAAGATTTTTTTGTGGGCTAAGTTTCTGCTCATACTTTTCTAAAGCATATTGAACCAAGCCAGCCTTTGTCATTTTTCCAATCGTTTCAATTTCATCAAGAACTTTATTTTCTTTATCAATTTCTTCTTGCTGTTTTTCTTTAGAGCGATTGAGAATACTTGACGTATCATCATCTAAGCCTTGCTCAGTAGATTCACCAGAAATGGATTCAGGCTCACCCTCATAACGAGTAAACTCAGGATGTTTTAAAAACTTGGTTGCCAAATCACTTGGAATTGATCGCACTTGACCTTGTTCAAAGGTTAAAGCTGATTCGTATAAGTGGTCGGTATATAGAGATTTATTTCCAATATACTGAATTGATACACCAGCAGATTTTTGAACAACATTGGTTGGGGTAATTGTCGCTGTATTAATTGCGACATTCTTTTGATGCTCAACCTTTTGGCGTAGATTCACAACTTCCGCACTCAATGCCAAGTAATCTTCAGGATCAGGCAAGTCCTTAACCAAATGAACTGTTGTACGGAATAAATAATCCTTTGCCTTTTGTTCATCTGGTAATTCTTCATAAGGTAAAAAACATGGATGTTCTTTTTTCTCCATATCTTTTACTTCACCATACTTCCAGCCCTCAGCTTCTTTGACCTTATACCAAGACTCATGAGACTGTTCAGGTGTTGCATCAGAATTTGCCAAATGCATTTCAACGCCAGCAATCAAACTTTGTTTATGTGATTCTGGTGTGTCATCCCAAGCAGGTTGACTATCATCACCCATTGATTGGCAATATGCAGCATTAATCACATGACACATCATCGCTATTGCAATCGTTTTCATCTTATCACCGTAATAAGTTAAAAAATAAAAAGAATGGTGTAGGCCTGTCTAAAACCTACACCATCAAAACATTAACGAGGACCTGTCAATTCACCACTGACAATAACCTTGATGTCGCTTGCCTTGGCATTCGCTGCGCCACCAGTGGTTAAAATCAATCGTGCAGCCTTAGGCAAGGTTACCAATTTACCTGTATTAGCACGTAATCGACCTGCCGTTGCAAGATCACCAGCATTGATAAAATATGCTGCATCTTGTGGTACTTCTGTACTATCACCATCAACATATTTAAAGCCAAGTGAACCTGTAACGGTGGCTGTCATACCTGTTTTAATCAGGATTTGAGCATCATCAAGGCGCATACCTTCTGGTAGTTCACCTAAATCGATAACATCACCACTTGCTACTGCAACAGTTGTGTCTGAATCAATTACGGCACCTGAAGCATTCGTGGCAAGAAAAAATGCTAACGCTGTAACATTGCCATATGGTGAGAATCCACCAAACTGACCATAACCACTAGGCTTCTTCTTAATTGTCGCCATTTTAAAAATCTCCAAGGATTAGAATAAGATGAGGTATGCCCATAACTGGACATACCCAAAACAATTACTGATTAGCACCAATGATTGGCACAGCGGTATCGACAACAGTTACACCATAGTCGGTAAATTCTGTACGCTCACCAGTATCAACAGCGAAACGGATTTTTGATGTACCACGAATGGCACCGATCAATAATTCCCATTTATCACCATGATCAAGGTCTTTTTCAGACCAGAAGAAAGGTACGCCAGACTTATCACTTGCAGCCATTGCTTCCGCAATTGCTTGTCCACCCAAAATAATTGAACGGTCAACAGCGAAATTGCTACCAAAGCTTGATGGCACGATTAAATCTGATTCAGCTTCACTATCATGCGAAGCACAATATTTAATTGTGTCACCTGCATAGAAACGAATTGGACGTGGCATTTTTCGAATAATAAATCCGTTCCATAAACCTACATCACCTAAGAAAAGCGGATGTTGTTTTGCCTGACTTGCTCGTGCAAATGCAGATGATTGGAAAGAACGGAAACCTGGTTGAGCAGCAAATTTGTTGTACTGTGCTGGCGATACAAGCCATACACGTAATGGTGAATCTTCCGCAGCAACATCACCTTCAAACTTACAAATAGGTGGTGGTAAAGCAATTTGATCCAGAACAGTTTTCATTGAATCAACTGAATCCATTGTAAATAGATCAGTTGTTGCAATATCAAACTCACCTGCATTGCTTTTAACGCTCTGCACACCAGAACCATCAACAACATAGTGACGGTTTTTAGTTGGTGCTTTAACACGGTTCACCATGATTTCATTGAAGTTTTTATGGTTATCTTTAGGAATAACCCATTCAATGTTGTTATGAGAACCACGTGCACCAGCCATATGCACCAGTAATGACTGATCACAATAGCGATCCATCAAGTTCTGAGCGACTGGACGACCAAGTTTGCGTAAATCAGCTGGGCTACGAATCTGTGACATCACGTTACCCAAATCAACAGGGAAACGAGCTTGGTTCACACGTAGGCGATCTTCATTCAAAGACATCCCCACACCACGACCTTCAGCATACGCACTACCCATAATTGGATATGCACCGACTGGATTTAGTAAGTGGAATGTCACTTCATCACCACGCCCTTTTCCTAAGTCCTGAACACGAACAATAGGCATATGGGATGTGGTTTGTTTACGGAGAGTCGCTTCCGCACCTGCTTCGCCCTTAGGCATTTTCCCAGCCAATAGGTTTAAGGTGCTGTTACGATTCATGTGTGTAGCGAACAGACCTACCGCTTGGGTAACTAAATTGGTCTTATCGCCATAACTTGCGTTAGTTTTAGTAGTCATGTTTCAAATACTCTCATCACGTATGTTTAAACACGTCTATTGAGAAATTGCTCCACTTGGTCGGGTGTCCATCCTTGCATTTCCTCTGCAAGTTGCGCTGGCGACATTGCTGCCAAACGCTCATCACGAGAAACACCAGCAGGACTACCAGCAGGCAAATCACTCAGACTGTTCGGTGGTGGTGTTTGAGCCTGACTCACAGCTTTTTGCGCTACTGCCTTTACTGCATCATTGGCAGGTTGAGCAGCTTGTTGACCTGATTGGGTATTCGACTTATACAATCCTAGAAGTTCTACCACCTGAGCAGCTGAACCTTTATCCAAAACTGTTTCATACGCATCTTTCAGAAAACTTGGTTGTGCATTCTTCCAATCATTAAATTCTTTCGATTCAACAATAGATTCTGCATCTGGGTGTGCTGTAAAGATTTCGTTAAAATGGGCTTGCTCTACACTGACCTGCTGTTGTTGCTGAATTGGAGCTAAAGCAGTTTGTAATTGCTGTTGCACCAAAGTTGAAACCTGTGAATTAACAAGTTTCTGAATACCAGCAGCCAAAGCTTCTTCGCTAAAATCCCCAAAGATTGCAGGGTCTACACCCTGATCAATCGCTTGTTGTGCGATATCAGCTTGGTTGTCCTGTGTAGTTGGAGCTTGTCCGTTATCTTTACGTTCCTGTGCATCAGCTTGAAGTTGTGCCAACTGTTGTTGAGCTTCATCAAACCTCTGCTTCCATTCCTTTTCACCGTTACGTGCTTCCACTAACTTGTCATAGGGAATGGTGTGTTTTCCGTCTTTAGCTAAGATCACAGCATTTTCAGCATTTAACTGGCTTTCATCGACCTGTTGTTGCTGTTGTGCTTGTTGTGTATCAGCTGGTTGTTGCGTACCGTCTTGACCTTCAACTTTTGGGGTATTTTCTTCTGTAACTTGGGTAGTTGCTGGCTGACTACCATTTTCCGCATTTGCGGTATCGCCATTTAACGCTTGCTCTAAAAGCTGCGCTGCAAGTTCAGGTGATGCTTTACCACCGTTAGCTTCAATCAACTCATTTTGTTGCTCTGTAATATCCATGTCTGTCCTATCACTTATCGCTGTGACCGCAAAGGCGAATGGCTAGAGTTATCTAGCGTTTAGCTGTTGATTGCTCAACATGAGACAAGTGTCTAGGATTTATATATGATGTCGTTAGCCTTACAGGGGGTAGGATTAATGGCAGAATATTGTGTTCAATGCGCCAAGCAATATGGAATGAGTAATGGGTTTATCAATGAATGTAAACCTAACTATCTAGCAAATGTTATTTGTGACGGTTGTGGTGTAATTCAGGTGAATCACAAAGGTGAATGTGTGAGCCATGATTGCGACAATGGCAATCATGCTGTGGATTGGCAAATCAAAAAATAAAAAACCACTCAATCGAGTGGTTTAATGCTTGCATTTGGATGCCATCCTACATATAGCCATTTTTTTAGCTTTGGCACCCACTCATAAACATTTCCTTTTTCATCCTTTTTAAGGAAAAGCGGACCAGAAAAATGAGTGGCATCCAATGGGATTCCCGTCATTAAGTCTAATAATGTTTCACCTTTGAGATTTTTACTAGCAATATGAATCCAGTATCTTTGCGTGTACCAATTGCCATTCTCCCAACAATAAACATCATCAAGTGACTTTGTTTTAATCGCATCTTTTAACTTATTAATACCACCAAACTTACTTATAATTTCTGTTTTATACATTTTACACCTCTGCAAAACCTACTATGGTGTTGGCAAATGCGGTAGGTAAACGCATCTTTCGGGGATCAGCCTAGCCAACGGTTAAATTTTAACAAACTTAGCTTATAAAATCCTACTTTATTGCTGTTTATCCAATGCTTGACGTACAAAAGCATCTTTGGCTTCAAGCAACTTTCGTAAACCAGTGGATTTTTCTGGCCCATCTGGCAACTGCGCATCCATTTGACGAGCCAAATCACCAATAGGCTTACTTACAACCTGTAAGTGTTCAGGTAGATGCTCATAGTTGAAGTATTTTAAAATTGGTGCTGGCATTGAATAAATCCTCAATAAAAAGACAGTCGATTTGACTGCCTTAGTATCTGTGAACAATAAAAATTACTCTTGCCTTACAGGGGGCATGTTATCACTGGTTCGTTGAGTCTCAATTCCCTGCATTCCTGTTGAACCTTGCTGTGGTACTGGTGGGTTCATTGGACTTGTATTCTGTTGTACCTCTGCTAGTCCTTCACTGCCTAACTGCGCCCCTTCACCTTCTAAATATGGTGAACGTACATCACGTGCTGCTGTCTGTTCTGCGGTTGGGAAGTTAGGATCATCACCCATCGGATTAGGACGCTGATAACCTGCACCTTTCATAATCTCGTCAGCAATAGGTGCGATCTGCGGCATCATTGCTACCTGTGAACCTCCTTGCATTGCTGAATATGCAGCTTGCACACCAATTTGTACTGAACGTGCGTCTATTTCCTTAATTTCACTGACTGCTTTACGCTCTTTAAGTTCAAGCTCTCGACGTTTTAGATCAATACCAGCATCGGCAAGTGCTCTATCTACAGCCTCTTTGATCTGTTGTTCAACTTGTTCTGGTGTCGGTGCCTGTGTAGCTTGGCGAATAGATTCAATAATATCTTTCTTGAATGGAATGTCAGTCAAGGCCATCACATAAGGCAATACTGCAACTTGAACCTCTTGAGGTAAGGATTTAACAATCTCAGACAAGGCATTAAGCTGTTGCTCTCGGAATGTGCTGGTGCTTGGAACATCATCAAGTACAACTTTCAAGCGTGTACGTTGAACATCATTACTAACATAAGGATAACCATGTTCATCAACCTCAGGTTTATTGATAACAACTGTACGATCCTCACGTACCGCATCACCTTCAATAATGATAGTCTGCTGCTGAGTGCCCATATCCTCAACGATCATTGATAGTAGCATTTCTCCCATGAGGGTACGTCCCTCACGGAAATTATCCATCATCTTCATTAAAGTTTGATTGGATTGCTCAACTTGAATCTGCTCTTGTTTACCCGAAGTAGCATTACCTTTTTTACCTTGGAACCCAGAAGTAATATTGCTTACTTGTTCAATGGCAGCACGATTATCACTAATCAGTTGGAAATGTTGCTGTGATAATTCATAGTCACGTTTAACATCGAATCTTGCACCAGGTCTAGCCATGTGTGCTGCATCCAATACAATATCAGCATCAGGACGTGCAACTTGACGACGTAATTGTTCGTCTGTCATAGCCACTGCACCTTTGGTACGTTCAACACGTGTAACACTCATCCCCCAACGTAGCTTTGATATACCAGAGTTAATACTGTCCTGACTGTACTTCATGCCACGAACAAAGCCATACGGTATGCCGGTGTTATCTTCTCTGAATCCAAAGAACGGAACATAGGGGAAATAATGATGTGAATATGGCGAAGGACTATCATGTAAAAGGTGTGGTCCAAGCCAATATGAACGACGCAACTTTGATATGGTAGCCTGCTCTACACGTGCAACACCTTGATAAATTGCTAAGTCATGAGCCATATTATTGGCATCATACTCAACGATACGACCATCACTGAACTTTAAAACTGGTACATGCACCCAACGACGGTACCAAACCTCAGTAACGTTTATCTCTTTAGATGTCGGGTTATACCAGTAGTTTTCACTTATCGTCCATGAACGTGCATCAAGCCAAGCGTTTTGTAAGCCTGTACTTGCTCCACCATCGAGCACATCAGGTTGCTGCCACCATGAACCGCCATAACGACCAACTGTTTGGATTAGCTCCTTGTGTTCAGGGAAAGCACTCATCAATCGTTTAGGATGAACCCAGCGTGTACGGCGTAACCAGCGTGCATCAGATAAGTCTGGTTCTGTAGACTTCATATCCCAATGAATTTCATTACGATGAACTACAACACAACGATAAGGATATTTAAATGGGTCTTGCTCACGCTTTACCTCAACCCATCCTAAACCACATGAAATTTGAGGACGAAAAGCATCACTACATGCTTTATCAGCTTTAGATAAACGTTCAGCTTGATTTAATTTGTAGTTCAAGGCATCGGCAACATCATCACCGCCAGTCTCACCATTAGCTTTTACACGCCAATCAGTACGAGTCTGTAGCTCATAACCCATAATCGACAATAAAGCTGGACTGATTCTGTCCTCTACTGCAGGTGGAATACCGATCTGTTGCATACGGTTAAGCAAATCTGTATCTAATTGATTGCCATCTGCATAATCCATCTCTTTATCTGCGATGTGACGCCAATGAGGTTGTTCCTCAATTTCGTGCATGATCTCCGTTAATTCTTCCAGACTGAGCGTATCATCATCGCTAATCTGCTCACTTGTAGCTGTATCTTCTTGAGTAAACATAGCTTTTCCTTATAAACGCCAATCTGTCGGAGGTGCTTCGACATAACCATGTGGATTTTGATGTGTTGTACCTTGATTCATACCAGTAAGACTAGCCGTATAGACGTAATCACCAAGCAAACCTGCTTCTTTAGCTTGAGCATGTTGCCTTAATGCATCGGCACCTTCACTACAGCCATTTGCTTTATTTGGTGCATCAATAAAGCGTTTCTCACTTTGAGAAAATTTCTTCTGATAACCTTCAATTCTTTCAATACCTAACTTGCAGCGTTTTTCATCAAACCAGTAATTTTTCATACATTTGCGTGTTAATTGAATGCCTGTGTTTAACAGGGTAATGCGAGGAACAATCACAAATTCGTGACCAGGTAACAAATCTTGTAATTGTTCTAATGTGGATTTATTAAAATCACCTAAGCGTTGATGTGCTGCATCATGAGGTAAATAATGCGTACCAAATACATAACCATGCCTAGTAAGTTCAGCTACATAATGTTGAAGATTTTCACCATGTGCTTCATAACAATTAATAAAACGATCTTGTTGGTTAATCATTTGGTGATACCAAATAAAACAACCGTCACTATTTCCGATGTCCCAAAATGTATTTACTGGTAAATCAAGAACTTCAACCTGACATATACCACCACGCTTTCGTAACGCAAGCATATCCTTTGCATAATAATTGCCGTCTTTAGCGACCTGAAAAGCTTCATCTGGGAATGATGGATATTCTTGCCACATCTTTGACTGATCACCTTTAAGATCATTGTCACGAGTTATGACATACCAAGCACGTTGATCTGGATCAATGAAGCAATCCAGCCCCATAAATTGCTTAACTTTTTCTTGTATCTCATCAAAATATTCATGATCTTCAGGTGAAATTCTAATGGTTGAAGAATCAATTCTGTATTTAGGTTCTTGCCACCAAGCATAGAAGTGAAATCTATAATCCTTGAGACCTAATTTTTTACGTGCAGCATAATTCGACTGTGCTGTTTGCACCATTGGATAGAATGAACCACTACGACCTTCAGCAGTAGATTCAATAACAAGTACACCGTTGGTCGGCACAGTTGGTATAGAACCAGTGATTACTTCATCGTCTTTGGCTGGATCAGTAGCACAAATTTTACCAAACTCAGAAATATGTAATCGGTGAATAGTGCCTGAACGAAATGAAGTGGCTACACGGATGGTTGAACCATTGTGCTCAAACTCCATCTCTGATTTATTGCATGTTTTAAGTGGGAAACGTTCACGTATTTCAGGTGGTAAATTATCGTACGCAAATTTAATCTTATCTTTAAATATATTATAAACGGTTGGTAAATCTTGAGCGATAATACCGCAGTTTTGGTTAGCATTAAAAAGCGCATGATCAAGCCATAGAACACAAATCAGCGTAGTAAAACCTAACTGACGTGCTTTTAAGATAATATTACGATACCAGAGTCGATCTAAAAATTTAATCTGAGCATCATTAGGCTTGAATGGTAATTCAAAGGTATCTGCTATTTGCAAAACTCCGTACTCATCACGGAAGTCATCACCTTTAATTTTGATCTTATATAAACAGCCACTAAAAATACGCCAAACAGGGTCTGCCAAGCAGCGTTCAAGCTCCTCGGCATTTGTCGGTAGTGGCTGTAAGTTAGTGTTATAAATCAATTTTTACTCCATTTTGCACAACATTGGTGCATTTTTGAAGCGTGTACGTGAATGAAATTGTTTTGGTGTGGGTGATTAGTCGTTCCATTCACGTACATGCACTAATATTCAGGGTCATCGGCAATTGGTTTAAATGCAGAACTATTTCCAGTGCTTACTCGTTCAAGTAATGCAGTCAGTGCATCGACAGGTTTATTGTTTTCATCATCAAGTCCAAATGCTTGACGTTCTAAAGCAATCAGTGTTTTGAGTGTGTCGCTTAAATCTTTCATAGACTTCACACGACCAGGCATTGAGATAATCTTCATGTAAAGGTCATTCACCTTGTCGTTGCCTTTATCATCAGGCGACCACATAAGCTCACCCAGCATTTCCAGCAATTTGACATTCTCTTGACCGACCATCATTTCGAGCTCATCAAAAAGACTCATAGCAATCTTGCGTGAACGTTGAATATCCTTACGATGTGCTAATCGGACTGACGCTACTTCATTGGCACTTGCATCAATTTTGTCTTTTTCTGAAATGGTCGTTTTCGTGCGCACACTGTTGCGCACACTCTCCTTGCGCACAATGTCATCTGCTTTAGCTTTAATTTTTTCAGATAGATCACGAACCCATTCGTATTGCTTTGCTCTACGTCTAATGCCTGATTCTGCAATATCATGCTCACCTGCAATTTGACGTAGAGACTTAATACCTGCTCGATAATCGAGTTCGATCTTTTCCCAATCAATTACTTTTTTTTCAGCCATGATCACCAAACCTCATATTGGTTTAATGATCATGTATATATGTGGGGGAGGTCTAACCTTAGAGGGGGGTGAAGCCGTTTTGATAAATTACAACAGCTCTCCTTGCTTGCCTATATCCAATAAATCCCCTACTTGCTTCGATAATTTACGTACTTGACCTGAAACTTCACTCTGAAGTATTGCCATATGATGACCCATCTCAATATTTGCATATTGCATCGCTTCAGCAACCATGAGATTGCCAAGGTTACGTGCTTCACGTGGCGTTAATGTCAAAATCTGATCATCACCAATTTCAATTTTAACGGTACCATCAGGTAAAACCATCTTGGACATAATACGAGATGGACGATGTTTAGGGGCTGGAATGAATACACCACGCTGTACACGGATAATCTGGCCACTATCGACAAGATGGCTTAAACGATCATCAACGATAGATAATTTGAAGCCTGTCAATTGTGACAAAGTTTCTCTAGTAACGATCTGCTCTTGATTATGTAAATCCTCAATAGCTTCAAGGATTGTTTCAGCGTTAGACTTCATTGTCATACTCCCCTAAATCGTTCTTAAACTTCAACTACGTCAATATTGTGAATTAACTTCATCAATTTACGTTTGATGATGTAATCCGCAGTTTTATGACCTTTGGCATCTTCACAGATGAAATGATCATCTTTAGTCCAATAAACAAAGTCTGCTATGTAATCTGTGCCACGTACTTTCTCACCACAAATTTTCTGTGCCGGTATCAGGTTGTATCGAACCTGGGTCTGTAAATCCTTGATCTCACCTGCACGTTGTAAGACCTTTAAATCATTTAAACGGCGATATTCATGCTGTGAATCAGCAACTTTTTCACCATCAACGACAACTTTATGATTCCCATACTTTGGCTGTTTAGGCTTATTGTCACGTTGATGAACAAGTCTTTTAATTTGAGATGGTGATAAATTCATAGGTCAATACCGTTTAATTTTAAAACTGTGTAACAAATAGCCACGACTGACAGAAACAAATAAAAATACTTATCGTTTTTCATGCTCTACCTGCCTTGGCAATTTTATTAATACCCTTCATCTGAGCCATCAATTCAGGTGGACAGGTGGTGATTCTTCTCTCATCTTCCTTAGGTGCTTTTAATGCGCCAACTGGATCAGTGAATGCCTGAACATCTCCCATTAATTTCGCATTTGAAACGATACGGACGTACATATCCTTGAATGCTTTTGACTGTGATTCAGCACGTGGATTTAATTCATCAAAACCTTTCTTAAATTCTTTAAGAGTTTTGAGTACATGCACACTGATTGAGATTGTCTGATTCGACTTCTCGTATGCCAATGCTTGTTGCCATGCTTCATTTTCAGTAAGCCAATGTGAACCTTGTAAACACCAAATCTTAAAATCTTGAATACATGGTGGCCATGGTTCATGGAGCATACGGTTATACCCATTTTCCAGCTGCTGAACTGTCAATCCTGAAAAGTCCTCAATCATTGCCTGTTCAAGATCAGCTTCATCAACTGCTGCCCAAAAATCTGTAAATTTCTTACCGTAACGAATACGCATTTTGTCAATTAAATGACGTGCTTCAGTAATGGTGAACTCACGCATGACCCACCTCCTCAATCAGAAAGTTCTTTGGGGGTTCAGGTACCACATCAATGAATGATGATTCCTGATGTTGTTCTTCACGGACTTTTTGACCATAACGCAACCAACGATTTACATTTTCCTGTTTAGCTTGGTATGCAGATGGTGTTTGGATAGGCTTATTTCGTCCTGATTGCTCAGTGACGTTATTTTTCTCCTTTCGGTTGATAAGTTTATGCTTGTTGTTGTTTACCCATGTCAGAAACGCTACAGCCCACTTCTGTGCTGTCTTGAAAGATTGCTTACCGTAATCATTCGGTGATGCAAACCAATCTCCAAATTCATCAAATAGGTTTTCAAGATCGTGTTGATCAAGATCAGGGTGTCTAGGTTTAGACAATTCGATGAAATCAGATTTCAATGTTGAATATTTCTGACCAAGTTCGATCACTGAGATTTTTGCAAGATCAAAATTGTGGTACTGAACAAATTGAACTGGCGGTTGTGAAATTTTTTCTTCGTGCGTATTACTACTACGTTCTATTGGTTGTTCTATTGGTTGTTCTTGGTAGTTAGTATGACCCTGCGTCACTGCTTTTTGCACCAGAGTCACTGGTTGTTGCGTGAAAGTCACTGGTTCACTGTCGTCAGAGTCACTGGTGTTGTTATCAGAGTCACTGCTTTCATTGTCCGAGCTATGACCCTGCGTCACTGCTTTTGTGAGACTTTCTACATCAAAACGGTAATAAGATCGACGACCATTTGAACGATCTACAACCAATATTCCTAAATTTTCGATGTGTTTAATGTGTAAGCCCACTGCTCTGTTTGATAGTCCAGTATCGTCCATGAGCGTTTGAATAGATGGATAACATTCGCCAGTTTCATAATCAGCGTATGTAGCCAAAGTGATTGCAACTAACTTAGTTGTTGGTGGCATGGAAATTTGACGTACAGCTTTTACAAAGTTGAAATTGCTCATACCACCTCACCACAAATCTTCGCTGCATACCCCAAGGCGAGAAAACTTCATCTCACCAAGGGCTATCAGTTCAAGTTGATTTGCACAAAATTCCAACTGACCACATTCAACTGCATGTAAAAAAGCTTGTGGTCGTGTATAGAACTTCCCATTTTCACAATAGAAACCCTGATGCGCAGATTTCCCCCATTGGTTTTGAATATCTGGTACCAAACCAAGTGACAAAATAATATTGATACAATCTGCATGGCGATTAGGTTTTGGTAGAGCGACCATAAGCTCACCTGCTTTAACAGCAACTCCTATAATCATGCTGCCCCCTCATATCCAATGGTTTTACCGCTACCACCTAACACCTGGTCAGCAATCCATAATTTACGTAAACGATCTTCAGCTAACTCATGTCCAGCATTTACCCACTCAGCAACTGCTAAAAATTCCTGGTAGCACTTGGTATTGATAAATTTAATATCAGCTTCGATAAGGACCTGAATTTGTTCAATACCAAAATCCTCAGGTATATTTTTCTGAGATTCGATTTCTTTAATGATTTCCTGATCCAAACCAAGCCAACCAACCTTTTTCAATCCATGGCCAAGATCAATTTTGCAATCTTTCTTGCCACGTAATAATTCGATATGGCTCATGCTTGGCAAATCACGACGAAATTCAACCGTGACCATTGGTTTGCTCAAATCATCAAGATTCATCATGTGAATATCAGCAGATAATTTCCATGCTTCTGGTTGTTCAACATGACCAAGAATTAAAGCAATGGATAAATCCTGATAGTCATATGCACCAATGGTGAAGTGATAAGGCAGTGTTTCCGCATGAGGGAACTTATCTAATAAGGATTTTTCCCCGATTTTTTTGTCTTCAATGAAGTCACGTACATGAGATGAGATAAATTCCATACTCATTTCATAAGTTTCAGAAATATCTTTTTTGTACTGTGCTTCCTGTTGAAGCTGTTTTACCTGTGAAGGCAATAATTTGTTTGGATTAACCTTTTTGGTGCGCTTCTTTTTCATGCTGCCACCTTCTTTTCATGACTTGAACGAACTTTATTCACACCTTTTACATGATGTGGTCTATAAACACGGTCATAGCAGCCTTTACATGCTGATTCTGGTCGAAATGTAATGGTTCCATCCTTTAACTTTGATTTCACCATGAACCAAAACTCTGAATCTGTAGGCCAATATTCATCACAGTGCTTACAAAGTTTTTCTTTGCCTAGTTCAGTAAAGATATACATAGGTTTTTTAGCTTCATTTGATTTCATGCTGCACCGCCTTGATTTGTTCATTCATGCAAATTGAATAAACTTTTTTGCACTGATCAACATCAAACATCCCAATATGGCAGTCATTTGGATGAATATTCATTACTTCAGCCAAAGCTTTATAGGCTTCCTTGCGCTTCATGTGTCCATCACGCCATAACGGATCAAACACTCGATGTGCTATAGACTTCCATTTTCTAAGTTCAGCATTTGCCAATCGACCAAGTGAATTTTTAGTACCAGGGTGACAACCAACATAGGCATCACAAGGCACACATTGGTAGAACCATTTATGTGACAGGTCAGGTCTATGAGGGTAAATGGCTGTGCCATCTACTCCTTCAGACTCTTTATTGCAGTATGGACAGATTGGATTTGTCATGACTGCACCTCCACCACTGCACCGCCATGCTCATGTAAGCAAATCTGCACACCGTTTGGGCAGGTACAGTATTTTTTAGAGATTACGCAATAAGCCACTTCAACCGACTTATCTTCCCCATCAGTAGCTAAATCAACACCAATGAAATATGCACTATCTGGTGCAACACCCAATTCAAATTCACGTTTTTCAATTTGCTGAACTAAACAGTGATGGCACTGTTCCCCTTTAAACTCTGGACATTTGCCAGCGCACTTATGTTCTGTTAAATTACTCATGTTCATTTTCCTGAATGATTATGAATTGCTGTACTAGAAGCCTGACCTGCAATGTCGGGCTTTTTTAATGCCTGCCAAAAACTTTTTAAATTTCTGCATACATTCTTGAATACACTGGTAGACGTTGTATTCTTTGATTTTTCTATGTGCTCAGATGATGATTGACCTGTCTCCAGTTCGATCTTTTTATCTATGGCATCTCTTAACCACTTAGCACGATCACTACCTTGGCTTTCAGCCAAAGTATCAATGATCTCTTGGACTTCCAGCGGTACACGTGTTGACATGGGTGCCAACAGTTTTTTGCTGAATACAAACATTATTTTTGTTTCCATAGGTTCACCTATTGAATTTGTTCAGGCTCTCTTAGTTCAATCCAAATGTCCTGATAATCTTCTGGGAAAAGGTCTTTGCGTGTGCAGATTCCACGATCTTCTGCAATCACAGCTAGGCGGATTTTTCTGTCAGTTGGAATAGCTTTCCAACCACTCACTGAAGGTCCTGTAATACCTAAAAGCCGTGCAACTGCATTACATCCACCAAGGGCTTCTATAAGTTGGTTGTCATTCATGTTGCTCTCCTATAACAAAAGCAATTATTAGGCATTCCTTATAAATAATCAATAGGCATACCTAATTTTATTCGTGTTAGGATTTCCTAATGATTTGAGAGTTATTTATGAAGACACTTGCTGAAAGACTAAAATATGCAATGGAAGTTTTACCACCTAAAAAAATTAAGGGTGTAGAACTTGCTCGTGCTGTTGGTGTTAAGCCACCATCTGTTAGTGACTGGCTTTCTGGTAAATCTAAAACAATGGAGGGGGAGAATCTTTTACGTGCAGCACATCACTTGAATGTAAATCCTATTTGGCTAGCTACTGGGAAAGGCTCACCTAAACAAGATGGTGAAATTAATCCTCAATTCACCCAGGTAAATGAATGGGATAGCAATACTCCAGTAGATGACGACGAAGTAGAAATCCCATTTTTCAAGGATTTTTCTTTTGCTTGTGGCGGTGGTTCATTCAATGAAGCTATTGCTAATGAAAGACGTAAATTAAGAATGTCCAAAGCTACTTTACGCAATTTAGCAATCACAGAATCTAATGCTGTTGCAGCAACTGCATCAGGTGACTCAATGACACCAACCATTAATGATGGCGATACAATTCACATCGATCTTGGTCGCAAAGAGGTTAAAGATGGTCGTATCTATGTGATTTGTATAGGTGGGCTTCATTACTGCAAGCGTTTATATAACCTACCCTTTGGTGGAATCCGATTGTTATCTGATAATTCAGAAGAATATAAAGAAATTGAACTAACAGCAGAAGAAAGAATCTCTCAACAATTTGAAATTATTGGTTGGGTTTGGCAGATTGCGAAATTGGAAAAATGGTAACACCTGAAGGTATAAGTGTTTTAAGCCCAAACGAGTAAGAAAAAATTAAATAATTATAATTTAGGTATTTAAAAATGCATGACTTTATATATAACTTGGGCATTATTGGTTTAATAATTATATTTTTTTATATCGTTTTTTGGCTTGATCGCAGAAATAAGCCAAGTGAACTTGATTTACTCAGAAATCACTTACAAAGAGTCACGCACCCCAATTTAACAGTTAAGGGTTTTGGTAATTATCATATCGAATATGTAATAAGAGGACACCAAACTTTCGAATATTTTAAATACTGTAGCCAATATGAAAAAAGCTTAGAAATAATGAAAAAAGACTCATCTATAAAAATTTTGAACCATGGCTTAACTGGCTATCGTGACTGGGAGAAATGGGGAAATTAATATTACAAATTTGGCAATCCACCTATCTTAATGATCTAATAAAATTCCAAAAAACTCCACTCAACCTGCTCTATGCAGGTTTTCTTTTATCAAAAACAAAATATTAGGCAAACCTAAAAATAAATTAGGAATACCTATTGACTAAATAATTAGGTTTGCCTAATATTTATCTCACACACCAACCCAATGTGAGGTAAAAAATGTCTACCAAACCAACCAACGCACAGCAATTTGTTGCTGACTTAGGTGCAGGAACCTTTGCTAACCAACTCGGTGCAGCTATCAGCATGGTTTCTCAAGGTGCTGTTCAGCACAACAAAAAAGGGCAAATCAAAATCACACTTGATATTGCTCGTATCGGTGATTCAAGCCAGGTCGAAATTGCACACACACTCGCTTTTGTTGAACCAACAGCAAAAGGTAAACGTGCAGAGGACACCACCTCAAAAACTCCAATGCATTTGAATGCCGGTGGTGATGTCACGTTGTTCGCTAACCATACAAGCCAATTATTCACCGAAGATGCTTAAACAGCCCCCTTCTCATTACAACAATTTTACCAACCATCCATAAGGTACTGAAAATGGAAAACTCTGCTAAAGAAATCGTTGAACTTGCGTTACCTGTAAATGATTTATCTCGTGGTCAACTTGTTGCCATTCATGAAAACTTCAATATTCATGATTTAGAACAATTTCAAGCTGGTCGTAACCGTGCACGTGGTGTTTTAAAAACCCCATCTTTTGATGATTTCAAAAGTTATGTTTTAGGTAATACACAGTCTGAAAATTCTGTTCCTGAAGTAAAAGTTTATGCCCCTGTATTTGTTGACCACAAAAATGTATCAGCAACGGCAATTTTAAACTTCAAAGTTGTTGGATTGGCTCAAGGTCATTGTGACCATAAAGCAGTGTTACAGCTTGAACCAACTGTAGTTTGGGAAAAGCTTAATCAACTTAAAGATAACAAACTCAATCAAAAGCGTTTTGCAACATTACTTGAAGATTGGGCAAGTGTATTCGCTGCAACAAGTGAAACTGGTGAAACCATCCATATTGCGGAAGCAATTAATGCAGTTCGCAACATGAAAGTTGGCGCATCTTCAACTACTGACTCGTCAGTATCAAACATGCAAGAAACTCGCTCAGTCTTTGACAAAGTTGAAGCTTCAAGCACAGCAGGGAAATTACCAAGTTATTTTGAAATCATTGATCCAGCTTATGTTGGTCTTGATGACAAAACTATTCGCTTGCGTCTTGTAGTAAATAGCTCAGATGGTGAGCCATCGTTTGCATTGCAAATCGTTAAAGAAGAACTCTTGCGTAATGAAATTATTCAAGAATTCAAAGAAAAAGTGATTGCCTTGCTTCCTGAAAACCCTGTCCGTATTGGTACCTTTTCCGCTTAAAACTAAAAATTAAGCAATAAAAAGCCCCGAAATTTTGATCGAGGACGGGGCTTCTTTAAGGCGTATAGCAATCGCTATAAGGAGATTATGAACATGGTTTCATTAAATTTCAAATCAATTTTGTTGGGTTTAGGTGGTGCAGTAGCAATGACAGCTGTTTTTGCGTCTGTGCAAATGTATCAACCAGCCAAGCTACCTGTTGAAGAACAGCAGCAGATCACAGTGGCATCAGACATCTACAAGGTGGATGAGCTCGATTTAGGCCCATACAACGACTGTCAACATGACTGTCATGCAACCTTATTAACAGCAAATAACCAGTATTACATCGAAGTGAATTTTGACTATTCAGGTTTCGATGATGGTAACGGCTTTAATCGTGCTGTAGGCATTCAGATTGATCGCTTAGAACCTGAATTGGTCGGTGATGAAGATGGCGAAATCAATGCATATCTTGATCGTTATGAACTCGTAAAAATCAATGATGCTCTTGAAGACTCTATCGCTGTGAAATTGCATAAATTGAGAGGTTAATATGCTTGATTTAATTGAAATTAAAACAGCTTCTAGTGAACCAACCGATCACTCTAAAAGCCTTCAAGCTGATGTATATCAAGCTTTATTTGGTGAACCTGTTAAATACAACGAATTTGAATTCGATATTGGGAATAAAACTGTTATTTGCCTAATGCGTGGCTTTCCTTGGCATGTGGTTTTTAAAGATGAACCATTTGATCAGCATAACGGTGAATTTTGGGGATGGAACCCTCTAAAGGTTAAGGGTTCTGGTCGATTTGGTGGTGGATGGGCTTTCAAATTTGGTATCTCTTCAAATGAGAATTTCCGTGAATTAGTTATTGATGTGGGTATTGGTTCAATTTGTTTGGAAATTATGAATTTACGTAGAGGATTTAGAGCATGAGTTATACAACTGTTTTAGCTGTTCATCCTGGCGAAAAAGTCGAGGAACTATTTGAACTTGGTAATGCTTGGGGTTCAGCACCAGTAATTTGGGATGCCATGGCTCAAAAGTATCTGGATAAACCACATTTTATGGCTGCTACTTTTGAAGATAGTGGTGAAAAACTTTGGGCTCTGTGTCGTGATGAATCTGTTCCATTGGTTCATCGTACCCTCCATTTAATGACAATGGATCGAATGTACATTGAGAAAAAAGATTTCAAACATGCAGCACAAGATATACGTGCATTTTTAAATGATTTTCCTCAGCCTGAAGACCACATTAATCATTGGCCAGCAATTGCAGACTATTTAGATACTGATCCAGATGTACCTGCGATTGGATTTCATATGACTTCTGTTTCTGATAACCCATTTCACGGTGATTGGGATGAAGAAAATGAGGATTACGGTTCTCTAAATTGGGCTACTTGCCAAAGTGTTTATGAAAGTATCAAAGGGAGTGTTGAAGCATGAATACCCAAGTTAATCGTGACCAATTTCTTGCAGGTCGTAAAAAAGGTATCGGTGGTTCAGACGTTGCTGCGATCCTTGGTTTTAGCCCATACAAATCACCATACCAATTGTGGCTTGATAAAACAGGTCGTAGTGAACGTAAAGAATCACAAAACGAGTCTGCACATTTCGGCAACTTACTTGAAGACGTTGTTGCAAAAGAGTTCTCACGTCGCTCAGGTATGAAAGTTCAACGTGTTACTCAGCAATTAACTCTTGAAAACATTGGAGAGTCTTGGGCTATCGGTAATATTGACCGTGCTGTAGTAAATCCTGAAATCGCAGGTCGTGTTTATTTCGATAAAGATGGCAAGTTGACCACTGACCAAGGTTTGGAATGTAAAACGGCTTCTGAATATCTTTCTAAATTATTCGGTGAAGAAGGTTCAGACCAAATTCCAGACTATTACCTTACTCAATGCCTTTGGTACATGAAGCTTACAGGCTTCCAAGTATGGCACCTTGCCGTTCTCATTGGTGGTAATAAGTTCCGTATGTATCGCATTGAACGTGATGACGATTTAATTGAATCAATCTTTAAACAAGTTAAAGCATTTTGGTTCAACCATGTCATTGCTGATGTGCCACCAGACCCTACTTGTTTTGATGATGTTTTGCATCGTTGGTCAAATCATGTTGTGGGTAAACAAGTCGAAGCTGATTTTGAACATATCAAGCTTGCTGAAGAACTTATCACTGTTCAAGGTCGCCAAAAAGCGGACAAGGCTCGTGAAGATGAAATCAAGTTAAAGATTGTCTCCACGATGCAGGATGCTGAAATGATGATTAGCCAGGGCAAGTCCATCTGTACCTACAAAGAACAATCCTCTACTCGTATCGACAGTACGCTGTTGAAAAAAGAAGAACCTGATTTATTTGCGAAATATAGCAAAACCTCAAGCACCCGAGTTTTCCGTATTTCAAACAAATTTAAAGAAACAATTTAAGGAATTTTATTATGAACGCATTAACAACCCCACAAAATGGTCAGATTGCCCACTTAACTGCTTTTGACATCATGATGAATCCTGAAATTATGGATCGTTTTGAGCGTATTGCAAGTGTCATGGCTTCCTCTAAGTTTGCAGTGCCTAAACATCTTCAGGGTAATACTGGAGATTGTTTAGCCATCATTATGCAATCAGCACAGTGGCAAATGGACCCTTTTGCTGTTGCTCAAAAAACTCATCAAATTAATGGTGTATTAGGGTATGAAGCGCAACTTGTGAATGCTGTGATTACCAATCGTGCACCTATCACAGGTCGTTTAAATTTTGAATGGTATGGCGATTGGGCAAAGATCAACGGCAAGGAAGATAAATCATGGGATAAAGGCATTAAAGTTTGGGCAACATTAAAGGGTGAAACTTCTCCACGTGAAATTGATATTTCTATGGGACAAGTAGGCTCAGTACGCAATTCACCTTTATGGGTAAGTGATCCACGCCAACAACTTGCGTATCTTGCTATTAAACGCTGGTCACGCTTATATACACCCGATGTAATTCTAGGTGTTTATACCCCAGATGAGATTGTTGAACGTGAAGAACTTGATGTTACCCCAGTTCAATCAACGGTAAAAAAACATCAAGGTGCATCGGGTTTAAAAGCTCAGATGGCTGAACGTGAACAGTCTCAAGAAACTGTTATTGATATGGCACCCGAGTTCAATACAGCAGCATTAATTGCACAAATTTATGCGACTGAAACACTGGAACAGCTAAAAGAAGTCAGCAACACAGTACCTACTAACTTAGGTGAACCTGCGCAAACTGAAATTAAAAATGCTCATGGCTGGCAGAAGTTCTACTTGCAGTTGCTTGTTGATCTTGAAGATGCTGGTGATGTTGAAATTATCAACTCAATTATGGGTGAGCGTTTTGAGCCCAATACGTCTGGCTTATCTGATGTTCAAATCGACAAGATCAATTCAATTTACGAACGTAAAGCAGCTGAATTAACAACATAACATTGGCATGTGGTGCCCTCATCTACGAGGGTGCCAATAGTGAGATAGAGATATGAATCCAACTATTGAACAACAACATGCCATTGATATGGCATTACATGGTCAGTCTTGTAAAGTGACCGCTTACGCTGGTGCTGGTAAGACCTCTACCCTTAAATTGATTGGCAATGCGAAGTCTAATCAATACGGTATGTATCTGGCATTTAACAAGGCGATTGCAACAGAAGCACAGTCTAAATTTAACCAAAATGTTAAATGCAAAACATTTCACAGCCTAGCTTATAACTCTGTTCCCCGTTGGTTGACCAATAAACTTAAAAATCGTCGTTTGATGTCAAACCAATTGGCATCTCGCCACGATCTTGAGAATTATCAAGTACCAGTAGCCTTGGTAAAACAACGTGGTGAAGATGACCAGAAACGTTTATTTAACTCAAAACGTATGGCCACATCAATGATGAATGCCGTTGGATATTTCTGCCGATCCAATTACAACGAAATTCAACTATCACAGGTTTACGCTGCACTTCCCGATTGGATGGATGATACATACCGTGCTGAATTAGCAAATATCCTATTACCTAAGGCACATGATTATTGGAATGACATTTTAAATCCTGCTGGAATTAACCGTCTCGAACATGATCATTACCTAAAATATTGGGCTTTGAGTAACCCAGTCATTAATGCTGACTTTATTTTATTCGATGAAGCACAAGATGCTGATCCAATCATGTTGAATGTATTGAGTAAGCAAGGTGCTCAGGTAATTTATGTTGGTGATCGTCACCAGCAAATCTATGCGTTTCGTGGTGCTGTCAATGCGATGCAATCCCTAGATATTGCTGAAACACGTTTAAGTCAATCATTCCGTTTTGGTGAAAACATTGCTGATCTTGCAAATAAAATTTTGTTCAACGTTTTGGATGAAGAAATTCCATTACGTGGTTTTGAACAGATAGATTCACAGGTTAACGAAATTAGCGATGAAATTGCCGATGCATTTATTTATCGCACCAATGCTGCTGCCCTTTCTAATATGGTTGAGTTAGTGAAAATTGGACGTGAACCACGCTTGGAGGTTGATACAGGTTCTTTATTAAAAAACATTGAAGATGCCAAAAAAGTTAAATCTGGAATAAAAGTCCATGATGGAAGTGTGTTTGAAGGCTTTAGCAATTGGGAAGAAGTCATTGAATATACAAATGAAGTTTCAGGTAATGACTTAAAAGCACTTGTTAGCCTAATCAATAAAGTGGGTGAAGAAGCTCTAATCAGCTCATTACTAAAAAGTAATTCTAGTGATTATGACTGCATTGTGACCACAGCTCATAAGTCTAAAGGCTTGGAGTTTAACAAGGTCAAACTTGGTGGTGATTTCTTTTATAAAGAAGCTGCTGCACCTGGTGAAAAAATCCTAACCGAAGATGAAGCTCGACTTTTATATGTTGCTGCTACTCGAGCTAAAAAGCAGTTAGATATTTCTGCATTGAACCCACTATTTAAAAAGATTGGATATAACACTCAAGCTGAGGTAAATGCCTTATGCGTCCAATAGTAAAACAGAAAAACTTCTTAGGCTTCAAAATCTGGTTAGAAAAACTGGGGTATGAGGTGAAGCAGTTAGATGGTGGTTTTGTGGCACGAGCAAAAAGTCGAGAAGCACAACGAGCATATAAAAAGTCACATCATTATGTGCGTGTTGGCTCAGACCTTTCAGGTAATCAAGCAGCTTATGAGCTTGGAGCTGAATTTGAAAACCATCTTCGTGCACCTGAACAGACTTGTACAGCAAAAGCAGAAAAGGAAATTCTGCATATTGTTAAAGGTGAATTACATGGAATGAGTTGTCTGGTGGCTTGGTTGGTAGTGAACGGATTTGTATTTATTAACTTTGAATTATGGTGGCTGTGATGCAAACAATTGTTAATTTTGATTTAGAAACTGAGCTTAAAGCACATCTTAATTATTTTATTCAGGCAAATAACTTGCCAGCCGACTTTATATTAAAACAAAACCCTCAAATAGATCGAGAGTTTGAAGTAAGCGAAAAATCTTGGATTACACGTGCAACACCAAAGGTGCCAGCAAAAGTGATTGTAAAGGCATCTGTTCGATATTGGGAAGATTCTACAATTAATGGTGTTGAAGATACTGATAGTGGTGACAGCACACCTTGTAAAAATGGCGATTTATGGTGTCCAGTCATTAATGTGGCTACTGGAATTATTGAGAATTGGGAAATTGGGAAAACTGCAAGTATCCATTTTAAAGTAGCGGATGGCTGTGGTTGGGAGTTGGTAGATTCAATTGGTAATACAATTAAATCACAAGAAGATGGATATGTCCCTAGAACTCTGTGCCCTGCTGAAAATGGTTATGGCGATTACATCATTATGAATATTGATGGAAAAGGTCAAATTGAAAAATGGCGTTTTGATATTGATGATTTTCTGGAGGATGAATAATGGGAGTAGCTATCAATCGAAATGACCAAATCGACACATCAATGATGTTGATTCTGCGTTATAAAAGACCTGTTGTTGCCTTAAAAGATATTGTTGAAGATTACATGCCACATTTAGATATGGCAGCTGCAAAACAACGAGCAGCTAAATGTAAACTACCTTTCCCAGCATTTAAGGTAGATGGTAATAAATCTGAATACTTTGTAAACTTAACGGATGTTGCAGTTTGGTTGGATTCACTGCAAAAAGAGTCTCAGAGAAATTGGAGTGAGGTGAATTGA